TGGACAACTGGATTCGATGTATGGTTTCCAATGAAATAGAACGTCAAGGAGGCTTAAACATGTTATGGACTTTAAGTAAGGAGGCAATAAAAACCGAGATAACTGATAAATATTCAATTGAGGTAAATCTTAAAGAGAAATAAACTATGAAAGCAAGAATAAAAAGAAAAATTCAAAAAAGACCATTCCTATACAATGTAGGACAAGTTTTTAAGGCTTGTGATTGGCTTACTGAAATTCAGCGTGGAAATATAGTTTGGCATCGGTATCATTCATTCGGTACTATTATTAAATCAGAAAATTAAATTATGAAAGCAACAATAAAGGCAACTGGAGAAATTGTAGAGATTAAGGATTTATATGATGATGGTACTGCATTGGTGGGAAACATGTATATCAAGGTGTCAGAACTTAATTTCTTTAGTGAAAACATTGATTGGGAACAACGTAGGTACGAATTGGCAAAAGACATTATTAAAGTTGTTATAGCAAACGATAATGGTGCTAATTCTGAGGTAGTCGCTAAATATTCGCTTAATTGCGCTGATGCCCTAATTAAAAGATTAAAGAAGGGATAATTATGGATAGTGTACAGACACAAACCTTTTCCATTAGAGGGGATGGAGGTGGTGAGGCATATATTGATTTTTGCGATGGTCAATTATGTGTTTCAGTTGTCATAGAAGATAAACAGGCAGATTTTCACTTTGATCCTGTTACGTTAAAGATGTTTGCCCATGCTTATAAATTACATTCTTCACAATGTAATAAGCAACAAAAGAAAGGAGAATAATTATATGTTAGACGTATGTGTTCTTATAGCAGCAATTGAAACATTATTTCCTCAAGAAACTGTATTTAATCGTTTTGGAGTGGCAATAACATATTTACAATGGAAAGTTCCCAAGACTGAACTTTGTTTTGATGTAATACGAAGAAACGGGAAGTGGGGTTGTGTTACTCAGTTTATGGGAGGTACATTCGGATACGGGCATCCTCTTACCCGTTCTGATTGTGTGCATGATACTTTGGAACAAGCTGTTTCCTGTGCATGGACCAATGAAGTTCTTATCGGATTCACAAGGGGAAAAGTCACATGGGAAAAACATGCACGGAAAGCCTATTCCGAGTGGTCTAAGAGTTCTGATAAAATTTCTTATTTTAGTATTAGTGATAAATTTTAAGTATTATGACTGAAAAGCAAAAACCGCAGTACCTTACTGCACAACAGGCGAAGGAAATCGCCATCACTCCTTACAGGGAGGTATTTACCAAAATAAAAATGGCTGCTGAAAGTGGCAAGTGTACAATGACAATTGATTTTAGTACAGATGTGTCCGAATTGGTAGAGTTGCTTATAGGTTTAGGTTATACCGTAACTCTTATTAAAAACTACAGAGATAGCGTAATGAGGATTCATCGGACATATTCTATACAATGGTAAAAAGTAAATTCGGGTATCTGAATAAATTGATGGACGGTTCCACTACTACACGGGAGCGTTCCAAAAAACAAGAAAGTCGTATAGCTAAAAAACTCCGTGGCTATACGACTATCAATTCAGGAGCCACATTCGGTCAGAATGACGTAATTACAGACTTCTGTGAAATTGAGGCAAAAACCACTGCCCATGAATCGTACAGCCTAAAGTTATCCGAATGGGTTAAACTGAAAAAGAAATGTTCTGCCAAAAAAATCCCTATTTTTGTAGTGGACTTTGAGAAATCCCGTGATAGTCTTGCTATACTTACTTATGAGGACTTACAATTTTTAATTGAGCTTGCATATAAGGACAACAGTTAGGGATTTTGTTATTTCCATAAAAATTTGTATATTTAAGTATGCTAAAAACAAAATTATACCGAGTATTCCGTTTTGAACAGAAGAAACAACAACACGGATTATTTAAGGTGGTGGAATATTCACAAATGACTGATGGTACAGGATTCCGGAAAAGAACACTCCGAAAAAATCTGGATTTGAGTACCGCAGAAAGTATGATTTATAACTTAGAAAAATCACATAAACTTTTTTAATCTCACAAACATGGAAAAATATTATTTCTTGAGAACTCTCGTGGAAGAGGGAAGACAACGTTGTAAGGCACTTATCGGTCAGACTTTTGAAGATGGTGCTAAAGTTGACAGCACGGTGAATGTAAGTGCCGACAGAGCTTTGAGGGATGCATATCCCACAGGTACAACATTTGTTACCGATAGTCTTAGAGCTGCCAGTAAATACTATCAGGCAGGAAATATCTATCCTATCGGGATTCTTGATTCGGATTACCGTGACCCGAAACATAGACCTACTGAAGAAATGCTCCGGGCTTATGAAATATTCATAGGTGCTACTGATTTATCTGATTCTGTTTCTCCCAAAGAAAAGGAATCCAGTAAGACAACCTCCAAAAGTTTATTGGGAAAAATGAAACTCAATCCGGAATTGAAAATACCCTCTATCGGTTCAGAAGGTTTCTACGTGGATTCAGATGTATGGTATCTGCTTATGCGTAATATCCAGAATCAAGTGAATACAATGCTTATTGGTGCTACAGGTGGTGGAAAGACTGAACTTGTACTTCTTGCATGTAAGAAACTTGGGATATCATGTTCCGTTTATGACATGGGTTCCATGTATGACCCAGTAGCCGGACTTCTTGGTGTACATAGATTGCAAAAGGGAGGTGTATCGGTATTTGATTATGCCAAATTTACAAGAGATATCTCTAAACCGGGTGTAGTGTTACTGGACGAGTTATCCCGTGCACCTGTTACTACTAATAATATTTTGTTTCCTTGTCTTGACAGTCGTAGAAAACTTCCTGTAGAAATTGCTGGTGGTGAGGATTTACGTGAAATAGAAGTGCATCCGGAATGTTGCTTTATAGCTACTGCAAATGTTGGTGTGGAATATACTGGCACAATGAGTATGGACCGTGCACTGGTAGGACGTTTCTTTCCTATTGAACTATCATATATGCCACCGGAACAGGAAAACAAAGTTTTGGTGAAACGTTGTGGAATTTCTATTTCGGATGCCACAAATATTGTAAAGGTCGCAAACAGTTTGCGTAATATGTATAACAAACAGGAGATAAGCAGTTCCATCTCTACCCGTGAAACTCTTATGGTGGGTGATTTGGTTGCTGATGGATGGGATTTGGTACGTGCTATGGAACTGGTTCTTCTTCCTCTTTTTGAAGGTACACGCTCTGATGGAGAACGTGGTATTGTATGTAGAGTGATTAGTAGTAGATAAAAACTTTTTCGCCTATGGCAACAAGTAATCAATTTCCCGTAGAGAAACCTCAGAAAAAGACCTACGGTAGCTTGTGGTACAATGGGAAACGCATCTTGAAAGACAGGGCGTTTCCTATACTTAATGCCAAGAAATCCGAGTTGCTTAAAACCGGGTATTATAAAAAGGAACTATTTAAAATAACATATTGACTATGGCTGTTGACAAAGATATGATTGTCACCGATGAAATCGTGGACGAACTTTTGGAAGATTGGTTGGAACGTGACGGTAAAGCGTTCACACATATACGCAAAGAGGGAAAACTTGACTGGGAAAGTACGCTGGAAGAGGGTAGTGCATATTCTTCCTACTATTTGGAATGTTCCGATGAAGCGGAACTTATAAAGCGTGCATACCCTCTGGCACGTGATATGATAACTTCTATGGATATACCGTATAAGGTAAAAGTCGTAATCCATAATGGAGAGGACAGCTTCACTGATTTTCAGAAAGTGCAGGTTTCCACCATAATGCTTACTGACAAGGCACTTACTATTGGTGAACGGTTGGACGTATTTTTGGGAACTACTGTACATGAGGGATGCCATTTGCTATACACAAACAAGGAACGTCTTTCATCTATAGGCAACAGAATCATATCCCGATTGTTCAACATACTGGAAGATGAACGTATTGAGAAACTTTGTGGTGACTTGAAACCGGGTTTCGCACGATTTTTAGAACGTAGCAAATACTACTGGTTTGATAGTTACTATCTGGACTATGTTGCTCCTAAAAAAGAAAAATCGGAACTTAATGACTTTGAGATTCTTCTTAATCTTATATTGGAGATTGTCCGATATCCCAAATATATAGACGAAGCCGAAATAGTTAAATATGCTCCTTATCTTATTGAAATAAAGAAAGTGCTTTTACCCTATCCAGTAACTACCAGCGAAACCGTTCTTGCTGCTTATAAGGTTTTTGATATTCTTAAAGAGTTCTATAAGGGAAAACTTGAAGAGGAAATGAAAGATGAATCCTCTTCCGCAGGAGAAATATCAGGCGTGGAGGTTGAAAGACGCATGGCATCTGACAGCACCGATATTCTTGATAAACTTGACCGTACAATGCCAGACCGTATGGATGATTCCAAAATTGCCGATGCCGTGAAAAAGGACAGAGGTTTACTTGGAGATGTATGTGAGGGTACAGTAGATATGGGAGGAACCAAGGATGCCTTTTTTAAATTCGCACCCTCTTGTGAGGAATGCTATAAAGAAGCACTCTCCAGAGTTAAACGGTATGCTCCGGCAATTTCCAAGGTTATACGCTGCCATTGTAAAGAGTACCAGTATATACACCGTTCCATGAGAAGCGGGATGCTTGATACTTCCAAACTTGCCGAAGCAGTTCAGGGTGTGCCTACTGTATATATCCGACAGGGTGAAGTAAGAACCGATGGTGTGAGTGTAGGCGTTCTTATTGATGAAAGCGGTTCAATGAGTGGTGGAAGAATAGCTGCTGCCCGTGATACTGCCATACTTATTAATGAGGCTTTGGGAGATTCGCCTAAAGTGGAATTGTTCATATACGGGCATTCAGGTGATTCACGTTTTGACGGTGCTACCGAATTGGTAGTTTATCGTGAGAAAAATTTCAAACCAAAATACGCATTAGGTTCTGTAGCTGCACGGTGTGAGAATAGGGATGGTGTTGCCATACTTGAAACCGCTCAACGTATTCGCAAACAAACACAGAACCATGTTTTACTATTTGTTCTTTCAGATGGTGAGCCTAGTGCTTCCAGTTACAGAGGTAGTATGGCTATAAACCATACAAAAGAGTGTGTGGAAAAAGTGGAGAAAATGGATTTCACAGTAATACAGGTTTGTATCAATATGTGTTATGACCCTAAGAGCATGTTCAAACATTGGGTTGTGCTTGAAGATATGAGCACTCTTGCTTTTAATTTGGGGAAAGTAATCAAGAAAGCTACTTTGAGTGCTGCAAAGGTTCATGTTCTATAAATGTTTACTACATTTTGCAGAATAAAAAATATTTGTTATCTTTGAAACATCAAATCGGAGGTTAAAATGATGTTCTCGGAACAGTGTTGGGTTTGTGAGATTACCGATACTGTTCCACTTGGTTCCATAGCTCAGATGGATAGAGCAACGCCCTTCTAAGGCGTGGGTCAAGTGTTCGAGTCACTTTGGAATCACCAGACTCTCTGATATTTGTAATTTTCCATTCCGTGTCAGGAGCAGTTCAGTAATGGCTGCTCCTTTCCTTTTAACTTTATACGAAATAAAAATGACTAGAGGTGGTATAGGGAGGTTACTCCGCAAGACTTTTAAAGGTTCTTCCGAAGAGAAACCTTTATCAATTTCTGAAAAGATAAATTCTGCTTGTGTGCATGGTGTTACTGCTACCAGTGCATTTTCTGTTTTGGGAATCCGCAGAAAGATTAAGAAACTTCTCGGAATAACTGAGGACTTCAACCGTGATGTTTTCTTTATGGAGTTCATGGATTTCTATATGACGGTAATGGCTCCGGATAAACGTGCGGAAGGTGTATTTCACCCGTCACAACTATTGGACGGATGCCCACGGCTCATGTACTATGACTTATCTAGGATTTTTCCCAGTGATGTAAGGGTTTCCACTATTACAGGAGAACTTCAAAGAACATTCGATGTGGGTACATGGTATCATGTGTACATGCAGGCTATATTATATAAAATAGGACTTCTTGAACAGGCAGAAGTTCCAGTTGTAAATAAAGAACGTTACATAAACGGTAAGGCTGACGGTGTGTTTAAGAAATCCGTGTTCGGGGAAAAAGTGGTTTTGGAAATAAAGACCATGAACTCTTTCTTTTATCGAAAGGCTATATTTCGTCCATTTGCCAAACATGAGTTTCAGGCATCCCTGTATGCTAGGGAACTGGGTGCTACCAAGATTCTGTATCTGTACATAAACAAGGATACTTCTGAAATCAAGGATTTCCTCATGCCTGTAAACGAAACGGAACTGGAAAAAGCTGATGCGAAAATGGATTTCATCATTTCATGTGTGAAAACTAAAACACCTCCTACGAGAATTTGTCCGGACACTCATTGCAAAGCTGCCCTGGGTTGTCCTTATACAACATACTGTTTTAAACATTAAATCTCACAAACTATGCCAGTAAGAAAACCTAAAGAGGAATCTTCTCCGTTAGAAAGGTTCCGTAAAGTATTTGCCGAGGTAGAAGCCCCGAAAGGAGGTTTACCTACAATGCCAGTTACCATAGCGGAAACAAGTTCTACCGAATTGGGTAACATGATTGCCAAGTATTCCGCATGGCGTGAATTTACCGAAGACAGACACATGGAAGCATGTGCCGTTTATGCCCAGTGTAAATCTGAATATGACTTGGCATGTGACAAGGCGATGATTTCCGCAGGTGGAAGTACGGTAACTGAAAGAAAAACTTCCGCTAAGATAACTCCCGAAGTGGAGAAACTGAATAAAAAATTACTGGAGGCGGAAATATTCCGTGATTTGCTCGCAGGAAAACTTGAATCATTCAGTAATGTATTAGCAATGCTTAGTAGAGAACTGACACGAAGAGGTGTTGAAAACATGTAAGAGTTATGCTACATAGTCCTAGCAGTTTTCCTTTAGGAAGCTATATAAAAAGTGTATATTCGGGAAGAGTGTATCAGATTACCCATTTTTATAAAAACGGAATGTGTAATCTTTACCAGCCCTATCTAAATTCCAATGAAAACTGGAACGCCTGTAATAATCCCCATTTTGTACGGATAGACGTTCCAGTAGAAATACTAACTATTTTAATGTAATGCCCAAAAGAAGTATCGGTAGGAGAATACGTCCTAAAAAGGAAGTTATCCGTAGTAATAATGTAGTGGTTAGGAAACCAACATCTAAGTCAACATGGAAGTCTTTCGAGAGAGAGGTTGCCAAGCATTTTGGTACTAAGAGAGTTCCATTATCCGGAAGTAACAGTGGACATAATACCAATAGTGACACATTACATCCCAAGTTGTATATTGAATGTAAGGTCAGAGGAAAATCTGCTATATGGACTTTGTTCGAGGATACTAGAAACAAGGCTAAAGTGGAGAAAAAAATTCCCATTATCGCTTTGCGACAAAAAGGAGGTAAAGGATACCTACTGGTTATACGTCCGGAAGATTTGCATAAGATTTCAAAAATACAGCTTGAATCTACAGAAGTAAACGAATAATTGTTATATTTGCATCATTCAAAGTCACGCTGGGTAAAATCGTAGTAATTATGGAAGCAATTAATGAAGTACAGGAAAAAGTCACTACCCTAAGATGCAAATCGTCTACTGATGCCAAGAAACTGGCTGGAAGTATTTATTCTACCTACCAAAGTAATCCCGATAACGATATTATAATAAGGGTTATCGGTGCGGGTGCGCTTAACCAAGCTATTAAAGCTGCAATTATAAGTAACAAGTTCTTTGCTAAAAAGGGAAAGTTGATAGGTGTCCAGCCATTTTTTCAAGATGCGTCTTTGGACACTACCGCCATAGGACTTAAAATATTCTTTTTAAGCATATAATTTTGCAGGTTTTATTTGGAAGAATAAAAGTTTTTAGTACATTTGCACAAGCGGTTTTTACAGCTAATCGCTTTATAAATGAATACTGCTGGACTTTTAAATTTCACTATTATGGGAACAACTAGAGGTGGAGGCGGTGGCGCTGCACGTACTGCTCGTAGAGGCGGTGGTGGTGGAGGTCGTAGAACTGCTGTTAGAGTTGGAGGTCGTAGAACTGCCACACGTATAGGCGGTCGTCGTTAAGCCCTCCAAAAGTATTCACAAAAGCCTGCTATTTATATAGTAGGCTTTTTCTATTTAATAAGATTATGAAAAGAGAAAAAGTAGTTTTGTTGTTTACTGGAGGTTTTGAAAGTCTATATAATCTGGATAAACTCTCCAAGACGTATGATATCCATTTGTTCTACGTTGATTACGGACAGGACAATATCGAAAAAGAACTATCCGCAATAAGTTATTATATTGAAATTTATAGAGATTCCGTAAAGAGTTTCCGCAAAGTAACTTACCCGTTACAGTTTGAGCCTATCCGTGATAAGGATGGTAACGTACATAATGTGGATATTCCATGCCGGAATCTTTTGTTTCTTTCTATGGCTGGTAACTATGCCACTTCGATGGGGATAAAGAAAGTGGCGTATGGTGCTGTGGATTTGGGAAGTTCATGGTTTGATGGTGGTTATCTCTTTTATGAAGAAGCAAAATACCTGTTTGCGAAATCATATAAGATTAAACTCCTTGCTCCGGCAATGAATGTTCCATTTGTAAAACTAGCCAAGAAACTGAGCACACTTGATTATTCGCATCTTACTTTTTGCCCCGATGGAGAAAATGAGAAACGTAATTGCGGTGTATGTGACAAGTGCCAGAAAGTAATAAATTTATTACGTAGGGAAAAATGGAGCGAAAAATTCTTGAAGAAGGTAATGAGTTAAGCAAGAGAAAGGCTACATTGTTCTTTTCCGCATCCTCTGTAGGTGACTATACCATATTACGGGATTTCGGTATAAAAGACACGCTTGTTTCTTACTTCTACTTGAGAAAGTCACTCAAATTTTATCCACCCCAATTGGAGAAACAACATAAGGAAGGTGGTATATTTATGACGGACTCCGGAGCTTTCTCATTCATGGGTAAAAAAGTGGAGCATAAAATGACAACCGAAGAATACTGGCTTCCTTATTTGGAGGAATACGTAGCTTGGTTACATGATAATAAAAAGTTTATATTTGTTGCTGCCAACCTTGATTTGGATATGATTGTGGGTAGGGAAGTTGTTGACCGATGGAATGAGAAATATTTCAAACCGCTTGAAAAGGATATAAACGTAGTATATGTGGTACACCAAGATGCCCAAGGTGACAAGACCGGTCTGTTACGTCTTAAAGAGTATTGCCAACTACATAATTATGTAGGGTGTAACCAGACCATGAAAGATAATGCTGCCGAAATATACCGTATCACAAATGCCTATGGAACAAAGGTACATGGTTTCGCATGGACCGAAATGAACTTGTTACAAAGGTTTCCTTTCTTTTCCGTGGATTCTGTAACATGGTTGGGGGGTACTCGTTTCGGTACTACTTATAATTACGATGGGAAAAATTTTAGCACCATTGACTATAAACATAAGTATAGGAGAAAGGCTAACCGAATCAAATACGAGGATGCCGGATTAAGTATGGATGATATCCGTGATGAAAAACGTATTCCCATAAATAACATGAATCTGCTTGGGTGGTTGGGATTCCGCAGAGAATTTCTTAAAATCGCCCATTGCAAATTAAAGAATAAACCTGTTTTGTATTACGATAAAACAAGAAGATAATATGGCAACTGACACAATTGAAAAAAGAGCTGAGGCTGTACGTGGTACAGAAGATGCCGACTTGTTGAAAAGACACCTATGTCCTTTCTTTGAGAAAGGGGGATATCCCGACTGCATGACGTGCAGAAAAACAGAGGATAATCTTCTTGACTGCCGGGAGTATTATCTTAAACGGATAAAAACTCTTCCTATGGATATATGGTGTGAGGAGTTTGACAAATTTATTGTCAATACCCGTGACAAGGTATCTGTTGACGAGATTATAGGTGTGGGAATGAACTGTAATTCTTGTTACATCTATGATAAATGCCCCATGTACAGAAAGGATTTTGCCTGTGGTATAGATTGGGGTGACAAGAAACCTACTACACCTGCCGATATGATGGATTTCCTTATTGATATCCAGTATGAGAGAGTACGAAGAGGTTCCGTTATTGAAAAGGTTGACGGTGGTGTTGCCGATGCAGGACTTTCCGGAGAAATTGACCGCCTTAATGACTTGATGGCTGCAAAAGCCGAATTGGGTAGGGAACGCATATCGGTAAATATCGAGGCTAAAGGTGCTGCTGCTGGTGCTGCCACTTCTGCCGGCGGTGGTATTCTATCCAAGATATTCGGTGGTGCTCCCAAGGAGATAGAACAACCGCCTACCATTTCCATTCCGGCAAAACCATCCTCACGGGAAGATATAGTTGATGTGGAGGAAATAGTGGAGGAAAAGAAAGCCGAAAAAGTTTCACGTAAACGAAAAAAATAATGAGAAAACCGAAACGCAGATTACATTCTACGAAATACCATAAGAAACCTAGACAGTTATGGAGAACAAACGTACCCAAGAACTCTTCCGCTACTTAGTGGGAAGTTCTATTGAATTTAGAGTTCCCAAAGGTTATGAAAAACCTTTGAAATCCTTAACCGGCACTAAAACCAAAATTTCGGAAAACACACGTCTTGCCGAACTTGCCGGAGGTGTTATATGTGTTTCCCTGCTTGGGGAAATGGCTAACTATTACCGACACCAGACTTATTACCCTATGATAAGGGGAAGTATTGTACTGGGAAGATACTATGAACGCATAAATGACTATCTGGATACTCCTACCGAAGAGCGTGCCGAAAGGCTTATAGACCTCTTGCGCCATGAGAAACCGAAATTCCGAGATACCATTATAAATGCCATAGGATACTTTTGCGGTATCTATAAAAGTAAGAGAGATATGTTTTCATCTTACCTTAATCGTTCCGAGAAATTATTTATTCTATCATTCTAATTATATTTAATATGAAAATAACTAGTATTTATCCCGGCTATATGGGAGAGGTAAACCGATTTGGAATCGGTATGCCATGTACTTTTGTACGTTTGTCCGGATGCAATCTGAGATGTTACAAGTCAACCAAAGGGTTTTTTTGTGATACTCCGGAAGCACTGAATCCGGATAGTGGTGTTGACATGGATTTGGACAAAATCCTAGACAAGTGTTATGCTTTTGGGCATAATGTAATCTGCCTTACTGGGGGTGAACCGCTACTTAAGACAAAAGAAACACAGATGTTACTTGACATCCTTATTCGTGCAGGATTCTTTATCGTAGTGGAAACTAATGGTTCTGTTTCTTTGAGCGATTATGCTTCTCTGAGAAAAAAACTAAGCAATAATGACAGTACACCTGTAAGCCACATCTCTTTTGTGGTTGACTACAAACTGGGTAGTACAGGGGAAACCGAAAATATGCGCCCCGAAAACTGGATGCTTATGGATGAACACGATTATCTTAAATTTGTCATAGACGATAACTCCGATTATGAACAAATGAAATATTGGATAACCACACATCCCAGATTTAAGGGTAACATAGCTGCCGGACTTATGTGGGGTTCCACTCTTACTTATGCTCTGCTTATGGAAAAACTACAGGAAGATAACCTGTCTAGTTTTGTGGTGTTGAACATGCAGGCTCATAAGATGGGATGCCTATATGACAGGGAACGAAAAAAATTAGCTTCATTATATATCCCAAAAGACTTGTAGTTAACAATATTATTTGTATCTTTGAAGCGGAACAGAATTTCGTAGTTGACGTTTCAGAATGTGTAATTTTAAAAGTTTAACGAAATGGCTAAAATTGAAAACTTAACAATCCTTAATCCGGCAGATAAGACACATTTGTATGCTGTTGCGATTGGTAATGGTTCTCCGGCTGATACTGATGATAGATTGGTTACGGACACTCATGTATTCAAAGTAGGTTCACAGTACACTGACTTGACAGATAAGAAACTCTACATTCGTGTAGATACCAAAAAGGCTGTTGCTGACTGGGCTGAAATTGGTACTGGCGCTTAGAACTCTTTTGTTTGCTTGTACGATAGATTCATTTGTAAACTTAATTGGTTTTTTGGAAGAGGAGCTTGAGAAAGTTCCTCTTTTTTTGTGTACATTCAGATAAATCTGTTATATTTGCATCGGTCAAAGCAAAATCATATATAGCCTATGGATATCCTGCGTAGATTAGTTCGGTTGTATGCTCCGTTTGTCTGTACTATAACAGCCTATATTCACGGATACAAATTCTTGAATGGTTCATTGACGGACAGCTTCGTATATAATTGTTCAACCAATGCAGGATTTTCTGTGATAATGGTTCTCTATGTTATGGCTACTGCTAAGCGTATGTGTATTTGGTATAAGATGAACTTGGGATGCCTGCTAGGAATATGTGCTTGTTCTTTCATTTATAAATACACACCTATAAGCGAGGTTGTGTACTTCTATGCCGTAACGCTTTTGTCCGGCATAGGAATAATTTTCTTTCTCCTTACTCTTATCACTTACAGACTTTTCAAATCCGTATAGGTACAAACATTAATCGGTACAAGGATTACTTCAAGTCCATATTGTTTTATATTGGACAACGAGAACGGTTTGTGGTTCAGATGTGCAATGTACAGAAGTATAATCTCCGTATTCTTATGCAAGCCGAATCTCTCCCTAATATTCCTCAAATGATTATCAACAGTGTGGCGTGAGATACATAACCTGTCGGCAATTTCTTTCTCAGACAAGCCACTGGCTAATAATTTCACTACTCTTAATTCAGCTTCGCTAAAATATGACATATTTACGTCATTGACAGGCTTCTTCATATACATTACTTTTGGGGTGTTATTACAAAGGTAACAAATTAGTTAAGAAAAAGGTTTAACTGGAATATAAAATGAATACCATGATTGAAATATACGACCGCATAATGGGTGTCGTGGAAGAAGTTACAGGAATCTCCTTAGAAAATATTTCCATGTAGAAAGTAAATTCTAAAAATTTATTCTAAACGGGTGTTAGGGTGGTTACTGTGAAGTAGCTGCCCTATTTTATGGCGTTTTGCAAGCTACATTATTTTTTGTATATTCACTCGTAACTAAAAACAAAATGCCATGATAAGTTTAGGAATTATGACTGTCACGCAGCTAAGTTTAAATTTTACCGAAGCACTTGAAGACTTTCCTGTCATAGTGCGCAGAAGAATATGCGATGAAATAGGAATCATTGAAAAACAATTCGCAAAAGAGAAACTGTGTGGAGAGTTACAGATGAAAACTGATAATTTCATATCCCCCGACCAGGCAATCAAGTTTCTTACTAAAGCTGCCGGATGTGAATACACTTATGAGGACGGTTTATCTTTCAAGGATTTCGCTTCCTGTGAAGTTATATTCTACAATATTGATAAAGTTCCTCTGGGTTGTTCGTTCAGTATTCAGGAAACTATTCCGATGAAGAATACCGAGGATGCCTATGTTTTAATCTGTAAACTTATTCCGTATGCTTAAAGAAGGAATGATTGTTACCGTCCACCATGATTGTGGAGTTATTACGGGTCCGTACCGTATCATGGAAGTACAGGGTGACAACCATACGGAACCGTCTTTTTCCGATGTTGTCGAACTGGGTTCTGATGCTCCGGAATCCAAACCTCATTATCATTTGCTATGTAGAAAAGTTGGTGAGAAGTACGGTTTCTACCGTCTTATAGGTTATGACGATACACTGCAAGATGTATGGGGTGGTAGCCATTTGGTTATTGAAAATGAAATATCTATTAATTTTATAACACTATTACTACAATGAATGTCGAAGAAATAGCAACTTGGATTCTCTATGATTCCTCTCATTATGTGGTGGGTTATGTAGGTGATACTCCCAGACGTTCCGGAGTTTACGCCAATATGCAATATATTCCACTTATAAAGGTCAATGATACGTATTATTACGTGAAATATGTGGATGGAAATGCAGTAGTGGACTACAATAATCCATACGAGTATGAGTAGGGATGAAATTGGGCAACAGCTTGTAAGTCAGTTTACCCGTTTACGAACATACGCAAAATTTCTATGCAAAGACCCCGATTTAGCCGAGGAATTGTTCCAAGACACTTGCTTGAAAATACTGGAGAACTATGATAAATATGAGGACGGTACATTTTTCGGGGCTTGGTCTGCCACGGTAATGAGAAATATCTTCATTAATGATGTAAGGTGGAATAGTCGTTACCATTTCGAGGACCTTACTCCTGTATCTGCCCGTATAGATAATAGTGGCGACCATCTTGTGCATGAGGAAATTCTTGAAACGGTGAGAAAACTCCCACCTTATTTACACGAGCCTATTACCATGTATATAGATGGTTTTTCCTACCAAGAGATATCCGACCAGTTGGCTATTCCTATGGGTACTGTAAAGAGCCGGATATTCTCTGCATGAAAAATATTGGCTTCTGAACTAGGTGAATACGTATAATCTTTATATATTTGTGAAATATAAATATTTTAGTCTATGGGTGCAGGAGTTGATAACAGAGGGCGAATAATGCAATGTATGCGTATTGATGTCGCCAACAGCGTTTCTGATTCAGTAGTTCAGACTACTGGTTCTATAGTAAGAGTATATGCCGAAACTGATGTACGGCTTTGGTCGTTGGAAAAATCTGATTCTGAGGCTAAGGGTGCAGGAGTTGCGATACCTGCCGGCATGGTTGAGTATTTTAGAGCATTCCAAGGTACTTTTATCAAGGTGGAAGGTACTGCCGAAATTACTAACATAAGAACTGTGTGATGGAAATACGTAATAAAGAATCCTTGTTCATCATACAGGACGGTAAGGAATATGTAGTACGACAGGGAACTGCCGGAGTTGAACGAAAGAGAATCGTTTTCTTTTATGATACTACAAGAACTGCTGCTGTGGGGTACTCACGGGATTTCTGTCTTGACAGTCCGGATTTATTCTCTGTCAGTCGGAATCTTACTGATAAGGATGTTTCCTTGAGAGATGTGAAAAAAGTTGTGGAGAAACATCATAACGGACTTTCTCCCGATGTTTATGCAAACTTGTTGAACGATTTAGAAACTCTTTAATATGCTGGATAGAGGTAAAACTGATTACGAACTCGGAATCAAGGTACATAAGGAACTTACCACTAATGGGGTTGAAACCCCTTTGGAAGTAAGTGAAGCCCTTACTTCCGATGATAAGAAAAAAGTTATTTCGGAATCTGTCAATAATATAATGACTGTATTAGGTCTGGATATGGATGATGATTCACTTTCAGACACTCCGAAAAGAATCGCCCGTATGTATGTGGATGAAATATTTTGGGGACTTGATTATCATAATTTTCCCAAGATAACCACTATACAGAATAAGATGCGGTACAGTAGTATGCTTCTTGAACGGCATATAAAAGTTCATTCCACCTGTGTTCCAGGTTGGCAACTGGTAAATGGAGTAAACGGGCAGAAAAAGGCTAACGCTGTTCGAGTTGGGGATAAACTATGGACATTATGTAATGGCGTACCCGTGCAAACTACTGTTGAAAGAATCTCAACGCATAAGGCAAGAAGTATTGTTAAAGTTACATTAAGTAATGGGATTTCATTTCATGTTACTCCAGACCATCCGTTAAAAACAAAATATGGTTGGGTTGAGGCTGGTGATTCTCTTGGTGAAAAAATAGAATACGTAAATGCCCGAACTTTCTCAAAGGATAATTTCCAATTCAATATTTGTAAGGAACTGGGCTATTATCTTGCTGTTGTGGCTGCTGAATGTTCTATTCAAGATGATAGAAGAATATGCCTTGAAACAGAGAATGAGGAAGTAGCTGATAAGTTTGCCAATGCCGTTAAAAAAGTATTCGGAAAATCTACTAATAAGGAATATATTTTGAAACCAAGCTCTTTCACTGGGAAAAAAATACATCAATACCGCATAAGACTTGTATCTTCCCAAATTGCAAAGAGAACTCTCCGAATGTTGGGAATCCCTTTTAATACTATAGGGGTTGGTTCCAAAACCTTTAAGTTCCATTTGCCGGAAATATGTAAACACTACTATTCGGTTTGGAAGGGATTTCTTGAAGGATATGTTGAAACTGATGGAACACATTATGTTGGGGATAAACAGGAATATAAACGAATAATAAGTTCCAATAAAAATTTCATTGAAGAACTATGTGCTTTCTTAAAGAAGGCAGTTCCCAATGGACGTTATAGTGAAGTGTCCACCAGACCTTGCTATCAGGTAAATATAACCTCTGATGAACACAAGCATGAGTGGTTCCGGAAACATGGATTTAGTAAAGATGAATTTTCTTTGGACCTAGGAGAATCAACTTTTGTTGAGGTGATTTCTGTCACACAAATAGATAAGCCTACTAAAGTTTATTCTTTCAAGTGCACTGAGCATCCCACGTTTTGTATTTGTGGAGTGCTAACTCATAATTGCGAGCATCATTTCATTCCCATTATGGGTGAGGCTTTTATCGCTTATATTCCGAACAATACCGTTATCGGGCTTTCCAAAATTAACCGTATTGTAGAATTTTTCTGTCGTAGACCACAAGTTCAGGAAAGACTTTGCGAACAAATTTATTATGCTTTGAGTTATATACTTGATACGGATAACGTAGCCGTTCTCATAAAAGCGGAGCACACTTGTGTGAAGTTGAGAGGAATCGAGGATATAAATTCTGATACTGTTACCTGTCGTTTGGGAGGAGATTTCTATGAAGGAGAACTGAAACAGGAATTTTACCAAATGATAGCGATTGGATAATTATTAGGTTTAGGTTAATGATTGAAGTAGAACTTCTGACGTTGTTACTCCCCAGCAATCCGGCCGGGGAGTTTTATTTTTCATATAGTGATGAAGGTACACTCGGTACTCATTCCGTTACTATCAAAGGTGTTAGGGAAGGTTCTGATTGGTTTTTGTCTATACGTAGTGAAATTCCGGGCAAATTGTTATGGGGAGTGAACAGACACAAATTTTCAGGAAACTCCTATAATGCACTGGTCGAAGGTATAAATCTAGTCATACTTGATTTGGTTCGGGCTGGTTTACCGGAATATCATGTGCTACTTATCAAAGGTTGCAAGCGTTTTGTAAAGTCGAAATAATTTTGTACATTTAAGTAAACCAATTATTACAAACTATGTCACATTCATTAATTGACTTTGTACGTCCTGTAGAAAGAGGTTTGAGAGGAAATTCTATGTGGCTTCCTGCTGGTGAAAAATCACTTCCTGCCGGAGTAGCTATCTGTGCACTTAGAAAAAATACCCTTTTCTTTTTTGAAGTGGCCGAATCTGTACAGGTAAGAAACTCTCCGAATACAACTCCTGTATTTATTGAGCCGGGAACATTGTTTTCTCCGAAATTTGATGTCACAAAATATGGGTACACCAAATTCTTACTCTCCGAATGCCGGCTTCTTACGGCAATTGAATATGGACAATATAGAAAATTACCTTTAGTATGATTGAGGAACTAAATCGCATAACAACTACAAATCCCACTGTTTTTGGCGTGGGTGCTTTTTATGATATTACTCGGAGCTTTATAGTGCATTCGGGTGAGTACATATTATCTCAAACAGGCTCAAACAAGTTTATGTTTGAACTGGCGGATTCTGTTGATTTGTCCAAGGATGGAACAAGGATGATGTTCCCTGTTTCTGGAAGCGTGGTAGCGATGCCGGATGAAGCGGACCCTCTTGAACTTATTGACGTTCCCAGTTTTCCTGTAAACTCATGCAGGTATCCTACTAAGGAGGAACTGGAAATATATAAAAATGCTCCTACGATATGATTACGGAATTGCTTATAGGAATAATAGCCCTTTTGGTAGTGACTGATTTGTTTATTATAATATTTTTCTGTAAATATGTAAGGTTGAAAAACCAAAAGGAGAATGAATACTATACAGACTATCTGCACAATAATTTAGTGCTGAGAGTTTTCAAGGCTGAGTTTGAATTTCAGGCGGTATCTTCCCTAAGAGTAACAAAGATACTTGATAGGGGAAACCTTAATATGTATTATTTATGGGTATTATTTGAAAAATGAATATAAACGAAATTGCAAAGCGCGCTTACAAGCGTGCACTCGAACGGGGCAAGATTACCGAGGTGTCTAGTCCTACTGCACAATATGCAGAATGTGCAGAAAGTCTTAAGGATGAATTTTGTGAACTCCTTGGAGCTTCCGAAGATACTTCTTCCGGGCATCTTTCGGAGTATTCCGAAGTACAGGAAGAAATTACTGATATACTTATTGTCTGCCTTACTGAACTGTATCGTAGAAATGACAATGTGGAAAGAATAATAATGCGTAAAATAGATTATAATGACAAAAGGATTGATTGAAAAACCATCAGACGCTTCATCAAAGTTGGTGCAAAAGGCACTGTCTGACCAGCGTTCTGTAATTGAAACGTATTTGTTTGAATACTGTGAGAAAAATAACATACCGGAATCCGAACTGAAAGGACGGTTGGGTATCGTGCTTTGTGTTGAAGAGCATTATATAGGGGTTGTGAACTGTACTGAACCGGATAAAATACTTGTAGGGGCAAAAATAGAAAGCGTCCTTGGAGGATTCCATGTGTCCGTATTCGGTTCCGAAAACCTTGAGAAAGATTATCCTAAAACTCACTTTACTATAAAATACTTTACTGTATGATGGAAAGAGCTTTGACCGCAAATTATGTTACTGACTGGACTGTTCTGGAAGAAGATTCAGTACAGTATGACAAGGAAACAATTCCTTATGTATATAAGGCTATATTGCATATACAATCGGAAAAGGGTTCCAAATATGAACCATCTGCCGGCGAAATAAACAGAGTGGTATCTTATATGAGAGCGTCACAATGAAAGGTTATTGCACAATTAATTCGGACGCTTCTGTTAATATTATTACTGGAGAAGCCGGTTATGCACTCTGGATTAATTGTGATTTAGTCACTGCAAAAATATGGGCGCCGTTCAAGAATCCTACTTGGGATTCCAATATTGCCGAGATATGGTCTGTAATGAACGGGATACACTGGGTGATAAAAAACAAAATCCCCGTTGAGATTCTTGTTATCAATGTAGATAACAAATGTTGCAGGGATATAGTAAACAGGAAAAACCATATATACAAGAATGAGGCGATTGAAAAATTGCGCATTGAAATGCAGACTATTCTTGATAGGAACTTTCCGTCTTACTATGCTAAAAACATACGGGGGCACATGGATATAAAACATCCGAGGTATGTTGTTAACAGGTGGTGTGATGAATATGCCCGTAAGGCTAGAATACTGAAAATCTGTGGGAAATCTGTCAATAATAAGACTCCTTAGGTTGGCTTATTTGAATTAATATTGTATATTTGCTCCATATTTAAACAGTAAATATTATGGCTAATATTAATAGAGATACCGTAGAACGTATGAGAGCACTTCTTGCATCATGGACAGTGTTCTACCAGCAAGCCCATGTATTCCACTGGAATATTGTCGGACCGAGTTTTAATGAGCTGCATAAATTGTTAGAAGAGTTGTATCTTGAAGCCGTGTCAAATTCTGATAGTGTTGCGGAACGAATCAGACAGTTAGGGTATCCTATTCACCTTACATTGCCCGAAGCCGCTTCACTTTCAGAAGTTGAAGGCTTTCAAGATGCCACTGAACCACGTGCCATGATTGAGGCTACTCTGATAAGCCTTATACAACTTACAAACTTGCAGAACGAAATTTATTCCTCTGCAAATGAACAGAATGATTATGTCACTGCGGATTTAATGACACAGCTAAGTAAATGGAATGAGTTGAAAAGCTGGTTCCTTACCGCATGGACTCAAGATAAAATATAGATAGTCTTTTAGTCGGTGTTTATAAGTAGCTTTATTTACATTTGCCTTCCCAAAGCGTTGGGAAATTAGTTTATTTAGTTTATACAGGAAAAGGAGTTGCTTGTGAAAGTGGCTCCTTTTATTTAACTTAAAACTTACCATTATGCACTTAGAATCAACTTGTATAGATATGTCGGCAGAGAAAATCCAAGCCATATTGGAACGTAGTAAACCCATAAACTATAAATGGCTCATATCTAAAATACGAAAGCATCTTCCCGAATTATATTCGGATTTATGTTTGGACTTCTATAATCCATATAAAAATCAGTGCCGGGTAACTAAAGAATACTATATTCTTGTACATTCGGCAATAGAGTTCTTTATTAGAAAACTTTAATAACAGTGGTATATGTCCAAAGTAAAAGTAGGAAAACTCAACCGTGGCGACTTGTTTAAATACAAAGGTGCGATATATGAGGTAATGTATATGACAGGTTGGAGTGTTTGTTGCAGGTATGTGAATGATAAGTGCAATTACGGTACTTGGTGGGATTATCATCTTTATTGTGATTTTAGTATTCATACAATTGTTGAAATATGAAAAAATTACGTGCAATATGGCAGCTTATTAAAATTTGAATGAATTAAATAGCCTTGGACGGGCTTTGTAAAATCCATATTGAAAAAGTATATTGGAACAAAATTAGTTCAAGCCACACCAGCAATTCGCAAGGGTGGAAAAATTTATCTACCTACTGATGCTATTCCAAGAACAATGGAACCAGTAGAAGAAGGTTATAAGGTGGTGTATGAAGACGGTTATGAAAGCTGGTCCCCTAAAGATGTCTTTGAGAAGGGAATACGCATGTAGGGCAATGCAGGGTATTTTGAGAGTTTACTGTACTGTGAATGACCCTGAAAGATATGCACTTGTAGCTAAAGACGCTGTAAAATACGCAGACGCGTTAATAGATGAACTAAGAAAATAGCCTTTCTACATATTCATTTAGGGAGTTTGCCGAGTTTTATATAAGCTCCTTAGTCTTGTGGTAGGACACAAGACAAAAACCCAGTATCCTACTACCGGGTTTATACTATATAAATAAATTCCTAAAATTAATAGATATGAGTTATATAGATAATACGAGAAGAAATTTTAGTTCTTCGTTTGAGCTAACAGTATGCCTGACTAAAGAAGAGTGTAAGATATTGCTTCCGTTCTTTCAGAAAATACACAAGGAACTACAAGCCAAATATGAAAAGTACAAAGACCTACAAGAAGGAGGAGAAGCAACCGAAAGACAGCAAAACCTTTTGTTCAAGTACGAAAGTGAAGCAGAAAAAATAGATAGTATTTTATCATCTATCAAGGATATTTTAAAATAAAGGGGTAAAAACCTTACTCAACCACAAATTTGTATTTTAAATCCATATATAAATTCGCCCGTTTTGTGTGTGAAACTAAAAATTTCCGCACAAACGGGTTTTTATTTTGGCTGTCAGGTAATTAAGTACCAATAATAAGGAGTAATTATAATAGGATAGATTCTCCAACCAAGAGAATAAGGGGTAAAAATGCGGTTTTATATGTAACTACACGGGAGAAAATGCGCGGAATCTCCGGAAACCCATTCGCGGGTTAATGTTTTAATATGAATAATACTATAAATATAGTATATAATTACATACTGATATACTATGACAAGATTGTTCAATCACATGGGTGTATATATATATATAAAACTTTGTTTAATCACATGGGTATATACAAAACTTTGTTTAACTACAGGTATACAAAACTTTGTTCAACCATGGGTATAGCTAAGCAGGAAAGGGTAAAAACCTGTCTTTTACTATGTAATTAGTGATAACAGGGTAGAAAACTGGCTAATTAGCGTGTTATTTTAGTTAGTTACGCTTATATTATAGAATAAGATTGTCCATGTTTTACCGGAATTTCCTAGGAAACTACTTATTTTATACAGGAATATTGTCCATATAGGTGTTTTTATTACTCCAGCATAGGGAAAAACGAGGCTTACCTTGACAGAAGTAACTAAATTATTCTAATTATGGGTGTTTTTATGTAGAAACAGGGTGTTTTATTTAATTACGCGGCTAATTTTTATTTCAGGCGCTTATTTTTCCATCTAGAATCTTATTTATCTAGTTAGAATCTTATTTTTCCAATTGCGCGGATAAATTAATCGGCTGTTTTATTATATACTATATATAGTATTATAGACTTTCCTTATAGAATTACAGAATAAATTTATCCGGCGATTTGTTTTCTTATATGGCAGTTATTTTTCAGAAAAGAACAGTTACTTTTATCACGGATAGAACATTTACGGGTGTTTTATTATAATAACAGCAACGAAACGGGAGTTACTTTGAAAGCGGTGTGTGCGGATGGATATTTGGATGGAAGTAACCAAGCGTGTGTGGCATTTCACCTATGGTAGCTCGAATGGACAGCCCCCACCCTTAAATGAAATCGGGTACGGGAAACGGGTCGGGTGGTTGACGTAGGTTGGACAGTGGATTTTAGAACCTGTGTTTTTTACTTTGATAGAAATAAAAGTAACTGCATGGTGTGTGCATGGTGTGGAGTGGTGTGAAAATTGTGGGTTTGTATGGCATTTGCATATTTGAAAATAAATACTTCGTGTGTGAACGGGTACGTGTGCGGCGTTTTGACGGGTGTGAAATATTTCGTATATTTATTTTGATAAAAAGAACTAAACCGATACGTGTTCCCAAAAACGGCAAACAGGTGAAGGATGCCACGAGCGTTCCGGCAATATATATTATATAATATAAATATTAAATTGAAAAATGTTATAATCATTATTGTCCGGACGGGGGGAACGGTAGAGGGGAAAAACCAATTAAATTTTAACTCATGTCCAGAAATTATACGTATAGCTATTACGACCCGTTTGAATATCCCGATGAGATTGAAGCGGCGGGTTCGGTGGGGGAAGTATATGCCGGGTCCGTAGCGGACGCGCTCCTTGAGGCTCTTGACATTGTTCCTGCCGAGTGTTGGGAAACGTTGCAAGTAGAGGGAATCACCCTGTATTCCATACTGGGTAGTGATGAATCTTCTTTTAAGTCCAGGTTCAGACAAAAAATCTTTAGTCTGTTTCTACTTGGACAATTGCATCTTGTTTCGGACAAATGCTATAAAGTGATAAGAAACCTATGAGTATCCATACTGCAGCCTGTAATCAGTGTACAGTATGATGGTTAACAAATTTTAATATAGTTACCTTGAAAAAAGTATCCTATTGTTTTGTTATCCTGAAAAAAATAACTACTTTTGCATATCGAAATAATGAACATGGTATCAACCACTAAAAGACAATGGAAATGGAAAAGAAATTTAATGCAGAATCAGGACGTAGGGCAACTTATTATCCTTGTAAGAAATTTGTAATCGGGAAAATCAATCCTGACGGAACACTTGATCTGGCAACGGGTACTTGGAAAACATATCACGTTAAGGATGCTTGCAGACAGGCACTGTTTTAAATGAACCAACAGATTACAATTATGAGAACGAAAGCACTGACAGCGGACGATCTGATATTCGAGATTCATAAGGCAAACCCTGCAAATTCCGTTCACACACTCCGGACACTGGATGAGGAGACACTTCTGAAAATCCACCAGTGGGCATGTACGCCCGGCCATCCGGTAAGGATTGTCCGTGACGGGAGAATGTATGACAATAGGGGGAATGTGGTTCCCGATGAAACCGGGGACGAGGAACCGGATGTTCTTGAACCGTATGACATGGAATATCTGAAAGCCGGGTCCGGGAGCGGTTTCAGGCTGTCACGTACCGAGGAACATTTCATGGTGTGTGTCAGGAAGCTGGAAGACGAGCTGAAACGTCAGAAGGTAAGGTTCGGGTGGTATGGCAGATGGCAGTGCTTCCGTATATGCAAGTATGTCTCCGGTCCGGAATTTCCTGTTTACCGTTATGTAGGGTATGATGTTAACAACAAAGATTTCTTCTATGGTACGGAAGACGAGGATATCGGATACGGACGTGATGTGAGAGCCGTGGTGGAGGCTGCATATAAATGGCAGACTTCGGGAATGGTACTGAGACAGAAAAAAGTGAGAACCGGTAAAAGGACAAGAAAATGAGAAAGGACATTCATCGCATGACAGGCGGTGTGGGACCGCCTCGTGAGGAGGCGGGGATGATGTGCTCCGGGAAACTATGCATCGTGGCGTACACGGGAGCATATCAGATATTGCCCGGTCAGGCACAGGACCGCTGTCACGGTCAGAGGGTTTGTTCCGGAAGAGGTCTGTCACGTAAGGGAAGGTTCCGCACAATGACAGCCCCTCAGGTGAATGAACTTACAGGAAAGGATTTTTTAGACGAAAACGTTTATTGATTATGAATACAATTTGTGATTTTATAAGTGGAAGATTCGGGAACAAGGTTCTCATTTCTCCTATAAGAAAATGGTGGGTGGGATTCTGGTATGCGGTATTGTTCATTACAGGTGCTGTCCTGTTGGGATTGTTCCTGCAATTAATGACCGCCTTGAGCGATTTTGTAAATCATGTGGTATGGGGATAGGTACGTACACGTTTGAAGCGGACGGAGGGATGATCACGTTTTTCCGTCCACCCGACGGAAGCTGTCCGGGAAAATCCAACAGGACGGTGAGACCGGCCAAAATGCTTACCGGACCTGACCTTATGATGAAACGGTATGCAAGACCGGTTATACAGACCCGTATCCTTGGGATTATATGTACGATACCGCTTTTCCGGAAAAATAAAATTATCCAATATGGAAAAATATTATATCCGGGCTGACGAGAATAACTTTTGGTTTTTGCTTGTCTCCGACAAAGTGGAAAGTTATATGTATAAGTTTACAGTAACCGATAACGGGCCGCCCGGAATGTACCGTTATATCGGTAGTGCTCCGATTGATATACGGCGCTTCCATGAATTGGACGATATAAACCGGTTTTCCGGTTTACTTATACCTGTATATCAGTTGGTACACCTGTTTAATGATTCCTTATCGGTTAACAAAATTTAATATAGTTACCTTGAAAAAAGTATCCTATTGTTTTGTTATCTTGAAAAAAATAACTACATTTGCATATCGAAATAAAACAAACGGTCTATGAAATAGATTAAGATATATGGGAATACAGGAAACCGTAGATTTGATTTTCATAGGATTCTGCAAGCCCCGGTTTTATAAACGTTCCGTATGGAACAAGGCTGTAAGGATATTGGAGTTCCTATGTGACAACACCGATGGAGCCGTTTTCAGACATGATTTCGGCAATGGCAGACAGAAGTATGACAGTATCGTACCGAGAACAACAGAACAGGTTACAAAGTGGGCGTACCTGTATAAGAATAACGCTCCGGCAACAGTCAAAAAAGTATCAGACATTTAATCTCACAAAATCATGGAAGCAAAAAAATTCATCAGCACAGTAAAAGGATTCAGAACAAGATTCGGTAAAGCTCCCAATGCGGAACTTGAGAGAAAACAGGTTGAAGGCATCGTTGAAAAAACGGGCGGTAAGATTGAAGTGTTCCAACTTCTTAAAGCCGAGAATCCCGAACTACTCGATTACGTCAAGGGTGTTCTTGGTATCGTTAAAGTGAAACCGGCGGAAGAACCTGAACCGGCTGCTCCTGTGGTGGAAGAAAAACCCGTTGAGAAGAAAACCAAGGCTAAGAAATCGGAGGTTCTTGAAGTGGCTCCGTCTGTCAATGGTAAACTATATGAAATTGACACAATCAAGAAAACCTGCCATAAGGTCATAGGTGACTTCTCCCAGTTGGCTGATATTGTCGATACGGATGAAATGAGCCTGACAACTTATCAGCGTTATCTGAAAGACCGCTATTTCGGTGAGGATGTGACAATCAAGAAAGGCAAACTTCATTTCCGTGGATACCGTATCTCATGTACCAAGGAAAACGGGTTCATGGTTGAGGACACAACCAAAAAATATAAAGTGGTGGACACATCATTCGAGGGCATCCCTACTCCGGCTGAATTGGGAGATTTTTTTGAAGTCGCACGAGTTGAGCACACACCGGAAGAACTGACTGCTGCCATCGAGCGTGGTAAGGAAGCCAAGAAATCCAAGAAGAAAATCGAAGAGGAGACAGTGGTTGGGGAAGAGGAACCGGACTTCGATATCCTGCGTAAGAAAGTTCTTAGTAGAATCACGTGGATACGTAATGGCAAGCTGGCTGACTTTGACCCTATGTTATTCGCGGACATGATTCCCTTTAAACGCTGGCAGAAAAACGTGAAAGCTCTTTTGGACGACCTTTCAAACCGTAAGATACGCTATAAGTCATTCCTTAAAAAACTGGAGGAACTTACCCGTGAGGAAACATTTGAACTTCCCGGTAAGGAACCAAAGTATAAGTTTGTGGGCACTTTGCTTCCGGAGTTTCATAATGTTGACCGGATTGACGGTGATAAGATAATCGTTGACGGTAAGCCTGTTCCGGCTGTTCCTTTCCTGGTTGACTATCTGTTACACTATTGTCCGGAAGCAATGTACCAGCTTATGAAATTTGTCAAGGGTGAAATAACCGCTACCCAGTTGTTGAAGAATCCTATTGACGTGGATAAGAAAGTCGAATTCAACAAGAAACTTATTGCAAACACTGTGGAGAATGTGAACATAATAAACTGTCTGTTCTCAGCCGTAGATATATATGCTCCCCAGGATATCCTTTGGGAAGGTGTTGAAGCGGGTGACAAAATTCTTATCTTGCTTGACAAGTGGTCTAAGAAAGAGATTACCAACATTGACGAAGAAGGTATATTCTTCGGACGTGAGGTGTTATTGAAAAGTGATAAATGGATAAAACTCGAAGATTAAACAATGAGGGGATTCCCACAGTAGACCTGTCGGGTAATCCCCTGTTCAAAGAGTTCCTAGTAGACATGGCGGTTCTGCCTAAACATGAGTTCATGCGAAGACACAGAATGAGCACTGATTCCTATTGGGAACTTTTCTTCCAATTTGATTTGGACGAGCTTGAGGAGGTTGTCAGAAAATCCTTGTGCTCTTTGTTCACGGAAAAAGGATGTATAAGATTGGATTTGTTCCGTTCCGTGTATATGTTCTATTCTGACAGATTAATAACGTTCAATTTAATAAAGTCAGGTTATGAGAAATATTTTTGCTGTTGCTGCCCTACTAATATTAACGGGCAGTATGTTTGCCCAAACTAAGTGGGCTGCCGGGGACATGGGCAAACTCATGTACGCTCCTATGGATTCCGTCCGTATGTGTCTTGAGGGTGCTTACCATGAGGTGAACGAGTTTAAGGATGATGTGTATTACATCTATTCACGTAGGGATAAGAAAAATGTTCCAGTGATTTTCAGATGTGGAGAAGGGCGCGATTCCATTACCCGTGTATGGTCTGTGGAATTTCCATCTCCTGTAAAGAGCAAAGGTTATAAGACCGCTAATCTACGTGAGGCATTTTGGTTTGAATATTGGAAACAAGAATTAAAGAAATAATACTATGGCACTGAATAACTATACTACAGGAAATCGCCCCGTCAAAGGTAAGGAACTTACAGTCGAGGAAGCAAAGAAACTATTTGCAAATTTCAAAGTAAGCAGTTTAAAGAAAAAGTAATGATTGCACTTACTTGTTATATTAGTAATCTTGGCAGCTACCCGTAAGAAACCTTTCCGGAGGTTTATCTTCCGGATGCTTGCTATTTTATCCATTGTATTATGATTGAACTGAGAAGTTTTAATGTTGAACGTATATGGCAGGAAACTGTCATTCGTACCATAGGTAATGAAATTGGTGTTCATAGAAAAGAGTTGGATAAGCATACTCTTGCCATACGGGATATGGTTTCCCAAATTGAAACCGACAAGGACGGGAATGTTCCGCTTATGTTCTGTAATCACCGTAAGGATGGAGAATTATGGACACCATATCTACAGATAGTCGAGATGCTAATCCGTCTTGGTAAAGCAATCGGTTGTGTGTCGTGGGAAGGTAACTTAAATTCAGAAACAATAATTCATATAGATTATGCCAAAGAAAAAAGTAACTGAGGAACATCTTGAGGAGGTTCAGCTTGAGCAAGTGAAACTTGCCTTGCGCAATAAAATCAATAAGGAGTACGGAAGTGTTCCAGCATTTCTGGAAACCGATTTCGGTAAAAGTCTTGGTGGTATGAAAATACGCCCTTATCTATACGGTACGGGTTCCGTAAATTATACCGTAATTGCTAAACTTTGTACTCATTTTGGTATTGGTAATTTAACTCGTAAAGTAAAAGTAATACGTAAAACGTACTACTATATCAGTAAACCTTAAAAACGGTCTGTAATCGTTTAAAAACACTGTGTTTATTTCCCCTTAATTTGTAATACTCACTATATTAAAGTAGTGAGTATTATTTTTATTCCTATATTTGTAGTTGTAGAAGTCGTAATAAAAATTTTTGTAACGTATGAAAAAGGAAAAGACAATCAAAACTTATCAGCGCAAAACTAAGTCGGGTAAGATTACTACTGTGAAATCTCACACGGCTAAGTATGATGCTGCTGCGGAAGTGGCTAAAAAGGCTGCACGTAAGAAAGGGGCTGGTGGTGAACTCAAGACTAGACTTACCAAGATGCCCGACCCGAAACTTGAACTTCAAAACTATCTGGATGAATTGAAGAAGAGCCGTTCCGGAGCTTCCTCCGACACTACCAAGACTAAGAAACCTGCTCCGAAAAAGAAATTGAAGAAACCCGTTGGTGGAGGAATAACCGGACTTGAACCCAAGGAATCTAAAAAGGCTCCTGCCAAGAAACAAAAGAAGACCATTCCAAAATCTTCCGGGTTATCATCTACTGAATTTAAGGCATGGTATCACGACCCCAAATCCAAAGAAGGGAAAGCTGCTGCCAAAAAGTTGAAGGAACAGGTAGGCGCTGAAAAATACAAGGAGCTTAACAAGAAAGCCAATGACAGCTATTCTTCCCGTGGACATATCTCTCTGTTTAAAAGTATCGGTTCTGACAGTACCTCTAAGACCGTTTCAAAGAAAACTTTGAAAAAGCCGGTAGGAGGTGGTATAACAGGATTGGAACCTAAGAAGAAAACTAACATCTAAATTGATGGATAGCGGAGAAATAGAGTATGGCACTGTGCGTGTAAAATCTAAGAAATTGAAATCTCAGGAGGTTTAATAGGGTTTAGTATTAGGTGTTATTAAACAATTCTGTTATCTTTGCAGGTGAGCATCAGTAAAATGGTGTTCACCTATTTTTGTACCCAGTCGGAATGAAATGCAGATTGTATCTTCTAATATAATGACAGCAGACTATGACAGGAAGTCGCGGACACTTACAATGGTATTTGTAAACCGTCCGAGATGGGAATACCAATATTATAATGTTCCTCTTCCTATATGGACCAGATTTGTAAAGTCTGAAAGCAAGGGAGAATATTTTTCCGCAGTAATAAGAGATGTATATCGTTACAGAAGAATTATAAAGTAGAACTAAAAATCGAATCATTATGGCAACAGTAACAAGAGTATTTGAGTTTGACAGTGCACATCGGGTTATGAATGAGAAGGTGAAATGCTTCAATCTTCATGGACACCGTTTTAAAGTGGAAGCCACTTTTTCCTATATGGAAGTAAAGGAGATAGGCTATGCCGTAGACTTCAAAGAATTGAAACGTATATGTGGCGATTTCATTGACGAGTTTTTAGACCATGCCTGTATTCTCAATCCTATGGATACGGAACTTATTAAATTGTGCCGTTCCAATAAATGGAAAGTATATGAAATGGGACTGGGTATTAAGTCGGATATAAATCCGTCTGCTGAAAATATAGCCGGGGAACTGTTTACCATCTTCCGGAAGTTCTTCACTCCGGCGGAACATGGTATTCAGATTGAAAAGATACGTCTTTATGAAACTCCAAATTGTTGGGTTGAGAGTGACAGCTTTCTGCCTTATTCTAAGGAATGCAATGTTTTTCTCAGCACATGGAGAAATATGAAAGGTGATATGTCTTATGATATAAGAGAAAAGTAATATGCCTGTACGTAGTAAAAAGAAAAAGGAATTAAAAGAACAGGGGTATGTGTTCGAGGCTACTGGTAAGAGTGTTTCCGAAATACATACCGAGGAACTGGTAGGAAAAACCGTGGAGTTTGACGCTCACGATGTGACCGCCAAGATTATGGAATTTGGCAAAGTCCTTACTGGTATTTCCCTGTATTCCTATCAGGAAGATATAGCATACGGCATCATATATTCTGTGATAACTTTTTCGGGTGATGTAAAGACCGTGCTTCTTTCCCGTCAGTCGGGAAAATCTGAGGTTATGGCTTTTGTCATTGATACATTATGTGTTATTCTTCCGGCACTGGCTTCAATCATTCCCGATTTGGAACAGTTTAAGACCGGATTCCGTGTAGGACTTTTCGCTCCGCAATCCGACCAGGTTGTCACTACCTATTCACGTTCACTGACACGATTAAGGTCTGCAAATGCGGATATGGTTCTTACAGACCCCGATATTGACGTATGGCTTGAAAGTGTGGCACGCCTTGAATTGTCAAACGGTTCTTTCCTTGCCGGACAGGTTGCCAGTAAACAATCAAAGATTGAATCAAAGACGTATGATTTGGTTATTGTTGAGGAAGCTCAAGATGTTGACGACCTTATAGTCAGCAAATCTATCGAGCCTATGCTTTCGTCAACCGCAGGTACTCTTATAAAAGTGGGTACAACAGGTATGGCAAAGAACCATTTCTATTATGAAATAAAGCATAACCGTGAACTGGATAGAAAAGCCCTTGACCCACGCATCCGGCATCATTACGAATATGACTACAAGAAAATTATCATCAGCAGACGTGAACAGTATGAAAAGGACGGAAAGCGGTTCCATCTGAATTATGAAGCCGATATTTACCGTAAGCGTGAACGTTGGGGTGAGGAATCACAGGCGTTCAAACTTGCGTATGCCCTTATTTGGGATATTGAAAGCGGTATGCTTCTTACCGATAAGGAATTTAATGGAATCATAAACCGCAAACTGGGATTTCAGGCTCCCAATGTTACTGACTTTATTGTGGCTGGTTTGGATATCGGTAAATCTCCTGCTGAAACCGTGCTTACCATAGGAAAGTCATGGAAAGACTGGGATGAACCGTTTAAGAATCCATATAAGCAGATATTATGCTGGGCGTGTCTTGGTGGTGCTGATTATGAGGAGCAGCATCATATACTTCTTGATTATATAGCTGAGTTTAATATATCTAAGATATTCGCGGATTATACTGGTGTGGGAAAACCAGTTGTTGACCGGCTTATGTATGCTTGTGGTGAATACGTGGATATAACTCCATATACGTTCACTTCACAGAGCAAATCAGACATGTGGTATAACTTCATCTCTGACATTAAGACACGTAGGCTTATAGTTCCTGCTAACAAGGTGGTGAGAGGAACTTCCGAGTATTTCAAATTTGAGGAACAGATGAAAAATTGCCAGAAATATTTCAACGGTTCCTTTATGGTGTGTGAGAAAACGGAAGGTTACTTTGACGATATGGTGGACAGTGCGGCACTTATGTGTCTTGCTGCAAATGAAGAAGAAGTGGTTAAGGAGGAAATGGAAGTGTCCGATAATCCTCTATATGGTGGAATAACTGAAACAATTAACGCAATAAAAAGACATTCGTACTAATGGGAATAAATGTAGGAGGTATGGACCCTACTGGTGGTAGCTACAGTGGTTATCCGGGTTCAAAGTATTGGAATGTGGACAGTCGTCCACTTAGTGAGGCAACCAATGTCTTACGTAGTTTTGTATTGCAGAACATAGTGCAGGATAATAAATGGGAACTTGACAGAATCACCAAATATTATCTGTACTGGAAGTTCTATGACGGAATGCACTATAAGGACTTCAATGACGGTATGCTTTCCTTTAATTATATAAAGGCGTTCATTGATAAGGTCAATATGTTTTTGCTGGGTAATGAGGCTTTCACTTTCCATGTGAAGAGTTTCTATTCCGACCAGATTGACCGTGAGCTGGAGAAAATTGCCGAAGAACTTATGATGTACCACTGGGGTAAGTCGAACAAGTCGCAGTTGTCCTATGAGATGTTGCAGATGGGTGGTATAACAGGTGACTGCTGGCTTATGGCTGAATGGATGCCGGAAATTCAGGATAGATATGTGAAAGTATCTGTGCTTGACAGCCGGCAATGTTTTGTGGAATTTGATAACGGAGATTATAATAAGGTGAAATCTTTCTTGGTGCGCCAGCCTTTACAATCCGGACCCGACCAGCCTTATAAGTTGTATGTTATTAAAATGAGTGCGGAAACCGTTGAAACTTGGTATCAGGTAGATGTTAACCTTGAAGAAAGTAACGTAGCCAAGTATAAGCATACCGAGATTCCGAATAAATACGGGTTCATTCCAGTAGTGCATATAAAGAACAAGCCAAACTCTTCCGGCTATTATGGAAAATCTGATGCCAATGATATCCTCAAGATAAACAAGATTTATAATGAGGTGATGCAGCAGTTGAAAGCCGTGATTGATTACCATGTTACTCCGACCACAGTAATTACAGGTGCTTCTGCCAAGTCATTGAAAAAAGGTTTGGGGCAGATATGGTCTGGACTTCCTGCCGAGGCTAACGTATTCAACTTGGGCTTGGATGTTGATTTGTCGGCTGCTGTTAATTTCGCCAAAGACTTGAAAACCGCAATGCACGAATTATCCGATGTTCCGGAAAATGCGCTTGGAAAGATTCAGGCTATCAGTAATACTTCCGCAGCAGCATTGCAGATTACTTATCATCCGCTTATACAACAGGCTAACATAAAGGCAATGACCTATGGTGAAGGTATCTCACAAATGAATACCATAATTTTCCGTATTCTTGATATAGAGGACCCAGACAATAAACGGTTAAAACGTATCAAGAAGTTAAGCTCGAACTTCCTCTCTGAGATGATAGTTGAACCTGTGTTCGCTTTCGGTTTCCCCAAAGACAAAATGGATGAATTGCAACGTGCACAAATGGAGTTACAGATGAAACTTGGTTCACGTAGGGAAATCATGGAGCGCATGGGAAAACAAAATATACCGGACTTGCTTAATGAAATTGACGATGATACTGTAGCACAAGCAGTATTGCAGGCACGTATAGCCGCACTGACTTCCGGAGGTGATATAGAAGTTTCTGATACGGGTAATGAGGAAGAAACCGATGAAACCCCCAATGAATTTAGTGAGGAACAGGGTAGTGAAGAGTTCTAGGAAGTAATTTTGCAGGTTTTATTTTGTCAATTTAGAAATAATTCCTACTTTTGAACGCTATCAGTAATAAAATAACAAATTGTTTCATTTTAAAAATCAAATGTTATGGCAGGATTGCAGACATTAGACCCTAAAAATCCCGAAGCATTGCATGATATCGGGCAAAATAAGGGTATGCAGGTTGACGAAAAATTCGTCAATCCGGGTACGCCTAGCGCACCACTGGTTAGTAGAGAACAAATGACGCAAGCCACAGTAAAGGGCAACGGCAATAATGTTCTGAAAGACAACCTTATTAAGTAGTAGAAATCTAATTGTTACTTTTAATCGTAGAAAAAATGAACGAAGACGAAAGAAGAAACGCAAGTATCCCAGAAAGTATTACAATTAATGGTATTACTTATGTAGTGAGAGATACCCCCGAATTGCAGAAATTCATACAGGCTGTATCCAAGGTTGAGAAAAACAAGTTGTACTCCCAGTTTGATTCCATCAAGAACCAACTGGAAGATTTACGTAAGATACAGGTGGTTCCGGATTCACCGAATAGTGGTTCCAGTGCCAACATTAAGGAAATCGTAGAAGCATTGCGTGGTACATTCGTTACACGTGAAGATTTGGAAACCTCCTTGAAGAATACTGTATCCGAAGTAATCAGACCTGTTATTCAAAATTCCGAGGAACAGAGAAAACAAGAATTGGATGCATATCGGAACTCAATTATTCAGGCGCATATCAATGAGTGTATTCCCGAACTTGTTGAGGGTAATTCAAAAGAAGAACTGGATGCTTCCTTACAGAAGTCAATCGAGTTACGCTGCAAATATCCAAGTCCTAGTTCCGCAGCAGTGCCACATGGCAGTAAAGTTACTGACCCACTTATTGCAGAACAAATGCGACAGGAAAATGAGAAGGATGCACCGGCTCCGTCACCAACTCCAAGCCCTGCACCAACTCCTGCACCAGCTCCAACAGTTCCACGCAGAGAAGCGCCGGAAGTTTCAGGTCCTACAAGTGTAAAAACCATGCCACTGTCTGAATTTGCGGCTCGCAGAGAACAGCTTGAAGCAGAACTTCGTGCTACTTACGGAGGTGTAGGTCCTACTCAGTTATAATAACAACTAAAATTAATAAGTAAAGATTATGTCAATTCTATTTGTATTAATGCCAATGTTATTGGCAACATTAGGATTCCTGTTCTTTGGTGATACTACATCAGCCGGAGTAAATGAAGGCGGTTATGTGTCTATTCCACAGGCAGTCCGTGATTTCTATTCCCGTGAGGTTTTGTACAAGGCACAGCCTCGCTTGCGTTTCTTACAGTTCGCCAAAATTAAACGTGATTTGCAGGCGGTCAGAGGAAAAGCTATTGTTTTCGTTAAATATGATAACCTTGAAGGTGGTGGAGAACTTGAGGAAAATGATGTTCTGACACCGGAAGGAATGAGTACATCGGAAATTGTTGTTCCCGTTAAAGAGCAGGGTAATGCGGTACAGGTTACTGAATACTTGTTGCGTACTTCTATGCTTGACGTACTGGGTGACGCTTCCAAACTTCTGGCAAATAACATGGCTAAAGTATTGGATACTCAATTCCGTGATACAGTATTAAAGACTTCCAATGTGGTTTACGGAGGTACAGCCACGTCATTGGCAGAAATGACTAAGACTAGTGCATTCACTACAAAAACAGTTAAGGACGCAGTAGAAATTTTGGCTTCAAATGATTCTCCAAGAATCAATGGCGATTATTATGTTTGTATCGCATCTCCGCACCAGCTCCGTCAATTACGTGACGACCCCGATTGGATTAATGCCAATACCTACATGGGACGTAGACAGTTGTATATCGGTGAGGTTGGTATGTATGAGGGTGTTATCTTTATTGAAACAACTCAGATGCCCCACTTGAACGCTGAACAAATCAAGACCAAGTATGGTAGTGGCGGTTCTATTATAGAAGGTTATGAAGCTGTGTTCTTCGGAGAAAACGCATACGCATGGGGTGTGGCTCTTGATGTTGAATTACGTGATGATGGCGTAGTTGATATGGGACGTAAACATACTCTCGGATGGTATGGTATTTGGGGAACCGGAATCATTGAAGAAAAGAATATTGTCAAAGCTCTCTCTGTATAACAGAGGGGCTTTGCCCATTTAGTAACAATTAAACATTTTACCAATCATGGCAAAAAATAATCCAGAGGAAACAATAGTAGATATCGCACAAGATAACGCAGAAGTTACTGTGATTAAGAAGGCTTCAAAAAGTGTCGCATTTTACGCTCTTGAAGAGATTGATTCTTGGATTGGCGGTACTCACTATCAGTTGAAAAAAGATAAGGAACATAAGATTCCCGAAGATGTGGCTGCTATCTTAAATAACAGTCACAAAGGTTACAGACGCTAATTAATAATCATGGCCCAGTCTAAAGTTACTTTGAATGAAATAATGAAAGCGGTTAGGGAGCTTACCTTTGACCGCTTCATTATTCCTGCTTTCGCTATCAAACAGATGGGAAGTGGGAACTTTATTGAAATTGACCCTAGTTTTGAACCGGAAATTTCTGACCCAGACGTAGAATTAATCAAGGGAAAGCTGACCTTGTATAAAGTAGCAGAGGGAGAAACAGAAGAATCATCGAAGGAAATTATCGTAGAAATCGTTTTCCAGCAGTACCCTACTATGGAAGACGTAATGGACAAACTTATCGAAGAAGGAATAATCGTAGCATACACTCCATATTTCAGAGGACAGGAACCGGCTAATTCACTAATCAAAGTAAATAAGGAACTTACAGAGGACTTTACCGCTTTCAGAAGATATTTCTTTTCTGATTCGGAGATTGTGGAAATGATAAGATGGTACTATGCAAAGGTACTTGATATCTGTGACAAAGAAATAAACGATGAACTTATAGGAAAACTTAAACGCCCTAGTGAAAAACATCTGGCTATATGGGTTTCCTATTATTTGGTTGATAAAAGACGTTTGTATGAGAACGCTGCAAACGCTATCGGGCAAACTTTTACTGATGGCTCTGATTATACAGGTTCCGATAGCAATTCATCCCCTACTTCTACCACAGTTCAGATAGGTTCCGTATTCACTATCACGGAAGATACTTCCCAAGGATATTTCTACGAGGACTTCAATCGTGTGGGTTCTGATAATACATGGGGTGACAGATACTCGTTTTGGTACAAACTCATGCTCTATTTAAGAGGGTTGCTTGAAGAAACTTTCGGAGATTATTCTCTACGCAAGGACAATGTGATTCCGGGTTACATACAATTGCAGAGAGAGCTTGATTTCCGAGAATACTTCGATAGCTATCCGTTTACTTTATCCCCATTATCGAGAGGAATATTATCAAAAACTCCCTAATTATGAAGCACAACGTAAAATCTTATCAGCGTCGTTTAAAAAACGGAAAGACTATTACCGTCCGTGCATACACACGGAAAGGCAAGGATGGTAAGGGTAAAAAAGATTCTCCAAGTATGGCTGATTCCGGAGATGAACTTATGAAACTTAAAGCCAAATTGAAGAAATTTGGAGAACTAAACCTTTCGGATGAAGAAAGAGTTAAGTTAGGCATGCTCCCTTATAAAGAAGAGCAGGAGAAAAAAAGAACCGAGTATTACAATACTAAGGCTGGTAAAGACGAAATGACAAGATACGCTCGTAAAGTCACTGTGGATGGTAAAAATTATGTTTATAATTTCATGCACGATAAGGTATTCACGAGTGGAGGAAAGAGAATACGTCCGGAAGACCCCATTTTTAAGAAAGTAAAGGATAAGATGTAAAATTCAGTTTGCCGGTTTTGAAAAATGCTAGTAAGTAGGACTAAATTCTTTCAGTATCAGAATATATTTTATAAGAAGTTGCTTAATACTCCCTATAAGATACGACTTGAGGTGGTTACTATCCAGAAAGTAGAACCTACCGAAGAGTTTTCTATGGATGCCTTTGTAGGTGACAGTCCTAGAACTTCCGAGTTTTATGAGTTCCAAGCACTCTATGAAAAGGAGATTCCAAACCGCACCCGTGAGAAATATGGTCTGCCCAAAGAGGTGAACGGGATTGTTTATCTATCACCTAAACAACTTGTACCTAAACTGGGTGACTATCATCTCAATTGGAATAAAACCAAGATTCACTTTGAAGGTCATGTTCAAGTCATTGATAAGATTATTTATTTGGAGGAACTTTACGGTAGCTGCATTGGTTTGCAGATATTCGTTAAGGACGACTTGAAAGGAGGATAAAATGGTACAGGTAAAAACTCATAAGAGAAAAGGACGGAACAAAGTTTCTGTCGTAAGGCGGCACTCCCGTAAGGATAAGGTGTCCGCTTTTCGTGGTGCAAAGGATTTCAGTACGAAACAACGTGATAAACTGGCTTCAAAAGGAGATGCGCTTCCGGATGGTTCCTATCCTATTGCAAGTAAAAGGGATTTGGCTAATGCCATATCTTCTTATGGCAGGGCTAAAAGTCCGGAGTTGGTAAAACATCATATTATGAAACGTGCCAGAGCATTAGGTGCTACCGATATGCTTCCGGCTAAATGGAAAATGAAAGATGGCAGAAACAAATAAGGACTTGAATCATCCTTGGCCTAAAGTTCCACGCTATCCGGATATTCAGAAGATAGCCCGTGAGGAATCCACTCCGCCACCGGCTTATCGTGAACGTAACGAGATACAGGATGCCCTTAACCAAGTGGGTGGACCACGTGGAAAAACCAAGAGCTGGTATCGTGATATTTATGAATATTACCAAGATAATGAATACTAATTATGGCAAGACTTCCCAGATTACCGAAATCAATGTTTCGTCCTCCACCGGGTTTTAAGAAACCTAAAGTAGAGGACTTTCGTTCTGATATGCAACGTGTAGGTGAGGAAATTGCCGAACAGTTCAAGGAACAGGTCATTGAAAATATTGAAACCAACTATTACGGTTTTGAGCTTGCACAGTCTACTATCGAGAGGAAAGGAAGCGATGTTCCGTGGATTAACTCCCATGAACTAGTAGATTCAATCTATCGTGAAGGAACTGTTGTTTCTGTGGAGAATACTCCACGTGAAGACAGTAAGTTAACCAATTTGCAACTTGCCATAGTGCAGGAATACGGTACTAAGGATAGACACATCCCACCAAGACCTGTTTTCCGGAATACCTTTCGTGACTTTGAGGATGATGCCAAAGACAAGATGCTATCTTTTTTTAAAACTGGTAAATTTAATAACAAGCATGGCGGCGGAAATATCAATAAAGGAACATCGGAGGAAAAATAAAAAAGGAGAGTGGATTACCGTCAAGGGTTATACCCGGCGTGTAGGCAAGAAAGGTGTGCATTCTCCCAAGAAATCATCCTCCAATAAACCGGGTGATGAATTTGTACAGGTTCTTAATGACAAATTGGGTAAAACCACCGGACCCATTGTTACCGATAAATTCATATCCAAGGAGGAACGTGCCAAGATACTCGAAATGGAAGCGAAACGCGGATATAACCGCTTTGCTGACTACGGGGAATCCGGCAGAAATAAAAATAAGAAACCCAAATCCGAGGGGTTGTCTGCTGCTGAAAGGAAACAAGTCTTAGAGAATGACAGGAAAGCCAAGAAGAATGATATTTTTTCCCGTGCGGAAAATGCCATAGCCCGATTTGTAGTAAAACATGGTGGTAAATATAAAAAGAAACTATAATGGATTTACTTTTTGAAGGAATATTCAAGGTGTTCAATCTGGAGTACATATTTTCCGTTATCATAGGTACGTACTTTCTGATTAAGCTGGTGGACTATCTTAATGGTGCTGCCAAAGTTCCCACATGGCTGAAAAGAGTGATTACTTTTGGAAACGGTGCTGTTATGTTTTTGATATTCAGAATGTACACTGATATACCAGTACAGACTTTGGCTGCAAGTTATTTTGCGGCTGTTTTTGTTTATGACACAGCGATTAAGTTTTTAATCAAGAAGTTCAACATAGGTTATAAAAAATAATTATGCTTACATCTATCCGACAGACCCACAGCGAATTTTTCCGGCAATTCCATAATCTGAAAATTATGGTGGGCGATAAAAGTATTACCTTGTTATCTAGGTATGCTAGGAAGTCCAGCTTTGACTATGTGGAGGAACAGGAGAACCAGATTTATCCATGTATTGCTATTCTGGACTACACGCCTGTGCCTAGCAGAGATTGGTTTGTGGATATGAAAACTTATTTTGGCGGTAAGGGATTCTCTGAATTGACCGGATACCTCTACCGCAGACCGATACACATGGAATTTCGTTATGATGTTAGTATTGTGTCAAAGAGTTATAATGAATTTCTTGCAATGCAGGATTATTTCAACTCTACATTTGTAAGTCAGACAGGATTCCTGTTCAATAAGAAAGTGGTGGACGGTGATGAAGTGGGTGATGTGGTTCTCTATACGGTCAGACCCACAGATATTCCACGTACTGACGGAGTGTATGAGATTAATTATGAATTTACATTGAAACCGTGGATTTATGCAGTCAAACCCCAAGAAGTGGAACTTGTACAGGCTATTATTCTGCGGAGTAAAATGTTTGAGGAAGAAATTATAATTAATCCGGGTGAGGGTTTCCCATACACCCTGCCCTTAAATTTAGAATAACCATGTATTTAGAATTACGAAAAAAGACAGGTGACAAGTTCACAGCGGACGAATTTAACCAGATAATATCCGCCATTAATGCAAAAGTTGAACAGGAGGCTGGAAAGGCACTCTCTGATGAAAATTTTACTTCGGAGGAAAAGCAGTTTCTTGCTACCTTGGCAGCTAAGGATATTGTCAAGATGATTACTGATGAAGTAACTCGTGCCACAGAAGCAGAAGGTACACTGTCAAGCTCCATAAGCAAACTTTCCAAGGATTTCACCGATTTCATTTCGGATACAGCCGATTCGGATAATGTCATTAACCGTTTCCACGAGATTGTTGCTTTTCTTAGTGGGATTGCCGAAACGGACACTCTTGAAGGTATGTTTTCCGAAATGTCCTCTTCTGTAAGCCAATCAATAACTACGGCAATATCTGATTTTGAAGTTAAGATAAAACTGTTTATTTCCCAGAACTACCAACCTAAGGAATCAGGAAAAGGGTTGTCTACAAATGACTATACGACTACTGAAAAGGAGAAACTTGCAGGACTTCCCACAGGAACCCAAATTACCCAGAATCTTGCTTCTAAAGTAGACAAAGTTGAGGGAAAACAACTTTCCACAGAAGATTTCACCACTGTACTCAAGAACAAACTGGAGGGTTTGTCCAATTACAATGACGCGGAGGTAAAGAAGAACATCGCATCCTTACAGTCAACTATCAATACACTGGTTAACGAGAATCCTAATGAGGTCATTGATTCATTCAATGAGGTTAAGAAATTTCTGGAGGGTGTCACTGATACGGAAAATCTTGCTGCCATGCTTGCTGCACTGGAATCCAAAATCACTGCAAAGATACCTACCAAACTTTCCCAGCTTAGTAATGATGGAAATTTCGTGCAGGATACGGACTATGTGCATACTGACAATAATTTCACAACCGAAGAGAAAGAAAAACTTGCAGGATTGGCAAACTATGATGATACGGCAATCACTAAGAGTATCAATGATGAGATTACCCGTTCAAAAGCTGCCGAAGCGGCATTGTCCGGAAAACTTGATGAGCTTTCCAAAGTAGCCCTTGCCGATGTAGGCTATTTCGCTATCGAATATGGGGATGAAGAGAGTTCGTCACAGGCTGACCCTGCTGTCACAATCATAAACCAGCCGTACTATGATTACTTCATGGCTAAGTGGGAAGCTGCCAATAAACCTTGTGAGAAAAAACTGGATGGTACTGACTTTGCATATCTACAAGATGATGTAACGTTACGTGCGGATGGTTCTCCAAGTCATTTGGAGGATGCCAATTATTTTCAAGGCGCGGAAATGATTAATTTCAATATCTCTTATTTCTATGATGCCATCAATAAGAAATCAAGAGTATTCTTCAATCTGGATAAGGAAGCACCATGCGGCTATCACAGATTTATTCCCTACGAAAGTATTCTCATGCCCAGATATAACCAATATGTAGAGGGTGGCAAAATAAAGACTTGCAGCAATTATCAGGTTATAAATAACCAGTCTGTTCAGGATTTCTGCAATGTTCTTTCAGCTACTTCTGCGGATATGCTAGGATATACTTGGTGGCAGAACGTTTGTCTTGCATGGTTGGCAGTTGCTAAGTACCAGACAAGAGATATACAAGCCAATCTTCCGGGTATGACTACTGGACAGGATAACTATGGGCGGTTCAAGAATGGTCTTTTGGATTCCAAACATCAGGCTACCGGACAATGGACTGTTACCTCTACAAGATACAGTAATACTGTTGTTGGTGAAGTAGCCACGGAAAATTTCGAGTTTAAACCTTATAAGCTATGGTGGTGTGAGAACCTTTTGCATGGTGATGCTTGGATACGTTGTTTCGGTGGTATAACCAAGCTGGTTGACGGAAAACGGTATCTCTATTTTACCCGTGACCCAGAAGTTGCTTCTGTAAAAACTACTGTGGATGCAAATGACGCTACCAAGTTTGAAGATAAGGTTGAAGTAGCTCGTAATCTTACGGAAGGTAGCTATATCAAGAAAATAAACGGAATGTACCCTGTTCCCTTAGTCAACAATGGAAGCAGCACTACCTGTTTCTGTGATGGACAATGGGGGTGCAACACTCAAGGCGACAACAATATCCCGGTTGTGGGTGCTACTGCGTACGACGCCGCTATTTGCGGCTTGTTCGCTCTGGGCTTGAGCGCTGCGGTTTCTTATCGGAGCGTTAGCAATCGGGTTCGGGCTACGTTGAAAAAATAGGTTCTCCTTGAGAACAAATTAATAGGGTTTGGAGTAATAACAATATAAATACGCAAGATATGAGCGAACACGAGGTGGATGGCCTTCCCGATTGTGGGTGCTAATGCGAACAACGCCGCTATTTGCGGCTTGTTCGCTCTGAACTTGAACAATGCGGTTTCTAATCGGAACGTTAACAATCGGGTTCGGACACATAGAATATGAAAATTAGGATAAACATTTGTTTTAGAATAAAAATTAGAATGGCTGTTCATCTTGGCAAGTGCCAAATGAAACTTTTCGCTGCCTTTAACCGTTTAGTAGGCATCAACTTTAGTAGTTGGAGTAAGTCCGAAAAGCCCTTGGGGTGGTAACTACGTAGAATTTATGAAAAAAGTTGGTTTGTTGAAAAAGAAGTTCCTGTCTATGGAAAGATTGATTGCTATTGTTGAGGATATGCACTCTAAATCTTCCCATTGGAACAAATATCTCCGTAAGGAATGGAAAGACTTTGACGCTGATATATCAAAGAATCTCCAAGACTTGTACAATGACTTGAAATACGGTACGTACAAGCATGGTGACTATTATGTGTTTAAGAAATTGGACAGCGGTAAAATCAGGGTTATTCATTCCGCTACTCCTAGAGATAGGATAGTTGACCAACTCCTAGCCGATATATTAGAATTTGTATTCAAGCCCAAGTTACAACGAGGGCATGTTTACGGTTCTATAAAAGGACTGGGGCAACATAAATGTAGACTGCGTGCTATAAATAAAATCCGCAGACAGAAAGATGATGTGTTTGTAGGCTCTGCCGATATAAGACAATATTATCCTACCTGTAATCCGGATACGATAATCAGAATCCTGTGCAAGTACATAAAAGACAAATGGGTTATCTCCTTATCTAAGGAGTTCCTGTCATTGGGTTATGTTGTACTGGGAAATATCTCGTCTAATATTTTGGGTCATATTAATTTGCTGGATATTGATTACTCTATTGTAAGGAATTTCAAGTGCGGCTATTTGAGGTTCCGTGATGATACAATATTTATTAGTAACAATAAACAGGCTGTTAGGAGTGCTGTTACCTACTATATGCAGAAAGTTACAGAAGGTGGACAGACTGTAAAACCTAACTGGAGTATTCATAAAGTTTCTGATAAGAATATGGTGGACTTCTTAGGTGTCCGAATAGGTACTACGCATAGAAAACTTCGGAAACGGAACAGGAAAGAAATTGAAAGCAGGCTTTCTGAGTTGAAGCGCTCTTCCGATTTCTTTGAATGTGAACGTTCTTGGGCAGGAATGAACGGTAGTTTCAAGAACATCAATATGTCTAACTTAATAAATTATTGGAAAGATGTCTATCCAGACTTTTTTGACAGATTACAGTGGGCAAAAACAGCCCATGCTAGTGCTGCTGCGTACAAACGGAAGCACAGGAAAATGGAGATTGAACTTCAATCAGCAAAAGATTGCAGAACCTACAAAATCCCTTTCTTCGGAAATGCCGGATTCAATCCCGACGGAACAATGGCAGTGCTGTTTCGTACCATCGGACAACACAAGAGGTGTTGAGGCTTCCATTGGTGAAGCTCCTAACTGGTACTCTTTTGTTCCGTATCTGAGGTTGGGAGGACTTAGTGATGAAGAGATAGAAAATATCAAAAATGAATATAATGAGTTTGTTTTAAACAATCCGGATATTTTTATCTTTTAGGAATTTGTTGTATAGAAATAATGTAGTATATTTGGAAATAAAAAGTAACTATTATGGGAAAAAAGGATACTAACGAGGTTCAGTCGGTACAGGAGAAAAAGAACAAAACGGTTCATAACCGCGGAAATTTCCGTATTGAACTATCACATAATGGAAAAATCTATGTGTTTCTTCCGGGTAAAACCACGATTGTGCCCAAAGATATGGTAATTCCCACGGACTTTAATAATCTCCATATAGAACAATGAATAAGATTATCGACAGTTTGGAAGTAATGTGTGAGAAAGATAATCCGCAGGATAGAAAACTTCTCTTACTCGCCCATTTGGTACAGGATTCCGTAAAGGGTCTTGCCGAGCGTCAGCAGGAGTTACAGGGAAGTCTTTCTGAAACAAACAGGAAACTTGACAGTGTGCTTGAGGCTATAACCAAGTATAAAAAAGATATGGACAGTTGTCCTGTGTATGATAACAGGGAACTATTTGATAGGGTTAAATTCCTTATCAAGAATCCAAGATTATCACTGTTTCTTTTCTTAGGCATTATTTCCTTACTGTCGGGATTATTCGGTTCAAGTGTTATCAGCATATTAAAACTAGTGTTTGGAGTATGATAATGAAAAAGAACATTACGATTATTTTAGACCCTGCTCATGGTGAGGATGTTCCGGGTAAGCGCTCTCCCGATGGTGTGCATAGGGAATACCGATGGAGCCGTGACAGAGTTAGGGAACTGAAAGTAATATTGGAGGCAATGGGATATGAAGTTTACAAGACTACCGATTCTGAAAATGAACCGGGTCTTTCCAAGCGGAAAAATTTCGCTTCCAGTCTGAAATCTGACAAGCCCAAACTGTTGTTATCCTTGCATAATAATGCGGCTGGAAATGGTTCTCAATGGATGAACGCACGTGGAATCGCTGTATATACAAGCAAGGGTGTTACCAAATCTGACGTATGCGCTGACTTTATTATCGAGAAGTTCAAAAAAGACTTCCCCGAATTTAAAGTCAGAATGTACAAGCCTACCAATCTTGAAAAGGATTTCGAGGAAAATTTTACCGTTCTTATGGGGAACGGCTATATGGGTGTATTAATTGAATGGCTGTTTCAGGACAATAAAGAGGATGTTAAGGAACTTCAATCCCACCGTACTAACAAAAGGTTTGAAGATTCACTCGTAGAAGCTATCGAATCAATAAACGACTATTTCGGAAAAAATGAGAAATAAGAAAGTTGTGATATTATTTTTGGCTGCATTGGCTGTTTGTGCATTTATATTTATTATATTTGTGCCAAAGAGTAGCGTTACCTCCAGTTCTCCACAGATAACCTATGAGGAATACTTGGAGAAAATAAAGGTTTTGAATGATACTATTCAAGAGCTTAAAGGTGATGTAGCTAAATTCGAGGCTGAAATGGTTCTCTTGAAAGGGCAACGTGAAGTCTTGGAGCAACAAATCGAAATAATCTTGAAGGAATATGAGAAAAAGGATTCTGCTATTGCTAATGGTGATTGGGAGTACAATATTAGGTTTCTCTCAGACTACTTATCCGAGATTGATTCATCTCGGACCCGACACACTACTGGCAATAACCCGACAGCAACTCATTGATATTAATCGTACAATAAATAAGGCTATCCATTTGGAGGAAACTAACAAAATTCTCCAGATGGATTTAGCTATTTCTGATTCCCTCTCTTATTTTCAGAACAGTATTATTGAAAAACAGGATTCTATTATAGCCATTACTGATAAAAAGTACATGGAAACCACCGCATTATCAGATGATTTACAGAAACAAATCGCCTATAATAAAAAACGGTACAAGAGAAACCTGTATAAAGTGGGAGTTGGTGCAACACTTTTGGGAGTTGTCCTAGGAGTGATTTTTAAATAGAAAACTAATTTTAAAAACAAGAAAAATGGCAAACGTAGGTTTAACAATTACCGAGGGTGTAAACAATGGTGTTTCCCCTTTTAGAGATGCTTCCAAAAGAAACATTGGTCTTGCCGGACAGTTTAACCGTGGTGGTGCTTTCAAGGCTACCAAGATTACTTCTATGGAAGATTTCAATGTGATTTTCGGAGGACAGAATGACGCTTTTTATGGACCTCGTATTGTTAAGAGTATCTTTGATGAAGCAGGGGACGCACCTGTTACCCTTTACCTTGCCAGAATGGTGGCTGTAACTGCAAAAGCTGCTACGGCTACTGTGAATCTGGATTCAAGTTCTTCGGTAACTATGGTGGTAAATGCTGCCTACAAGGGTACTCCGGACCCAGGAGCTTGGGCTAACGGAATCACTGTTACCCTGTATTCCTACGGGTCACTGGTAAGAGATATGTTCTCTCTTATCGTACAATACAAGACCAATACTCCCGAACAGTACAATTATGGAACATTGGCTGAAATTCAGGATGCAGTAAACAAAGTAAGTAAATACGTTACAGTTACTTTCAATGGTGAGATTAAGAAGATGAAGTTCAAGGATGTGCCCGGCACTGTAACCGCCAATACCTCAAGCAATGAGGTTACAGGTACAGGAACCACATTCACTTCACTTAAAGCCGGAAATGTTCTGTATGATTCCAATGGAAAACTCGTAGGAACCATTGCGGCGATATCCTCTGCAACCAAACTCACACTTACCAGCCGTGCCATTACTGCTGTGAAAGGGGCTTCTGTAAAAGTGCGTGAGGACAGTACATTCGTAGCTACACTTGCTAGCGGTGTTGACGGTGAGATTTCAGAGAACGACTATAAGCCGGGAGGTACTACCGACAGTCCTACAGGTCTTGCTGCATTTGACGGATTTGACGTTCAGATTATCGGAGTAACCGAATATCATTCACTTTCTATGGCTAAAGTTCTGCATACTTATTGCAAAGACCAGAAAAACGCTATAGGTATCTGTAATCTTCCGTTGAATGCTGATGAAGGTACTGCCGAATTGTATGCTATGGAGTTCCAGACTTCGGGAATCAGTTACCTGTGCAGTTACATGGGATGGTGTACAGTTCCGGATGATAGTGGAAATCCTGTTATGATTCCTGTAATGGGTCCTGTTCTGGGTGCAGGATTTATCCGTACTCCTTATTTGCAGGGTGACTTTATCCATATTCCACCGGCAGGTATTGATTCCCTGTTCAACAATGTTATGGAAATGATTCCACAGAGATTGTCACAGACAGTGATAAACAAGCTGGTTCAACAATTCTCATGTAACATTATCCAGTACGTTGAGAATACGGGATATTATATTGGAAGTTCACGTACTTATTCTACGAATGACCTGTACAAGAGTATTCATGTCAGATTGCAGACTTCCTACTATGTGCGCTCTCTTAATTCCAAGATGTGTTTCTTGGAACAGAAACCGAATACTCCCGAACTTAAACGTGAAGCTCTTGTGGAAGCCAGAAACTTCTTCAAGACTGAATATGATAACGGTGCTTTGGAAAGAAGCGTTGACTTTGACACTGCATACCAAGGTATCTGTGACAAAAGCAACAATCCTAGCACACAGGATAGAAAATTGCTTAACATTGATATTTTGTGGATACCTACCGAATGTACGGAAAGCGTCCATATCTCATTGTTAAGAAATGACAGTGTATTAACAACAACGGAAACGGAGGAATAATATGAAACCGCAGAAACCACAAGACATATATGTAGCCAACGGGTGGTACTTGAACATTCCCGTTCCCGGCATTATGAGTGATGCCATCTTTGAAACCTTGGAAGGTATGCAAAAACAGTCGGGTACGGTAGAAACCGTAGATGCAGGAACAAACCGTAAATACAAGTTCTCCACGCAATTGACTGACTACGGGGAAATGACACTTACCCGTTCATATCAAGGTAATGCTACAGACCGTGCACTGGAAGTATTGGTAAACCAGATGATTGAGAACGGACTTAAGTTGCCCGTTCAGGCTATCAAGATGCACAACGGAAAGGAAGTGTTCACTATCGTATTCGAGGGATTCAGATTCCTGTCCGCAAATTATCCTACGTTCGATATCGCAAGCGAAGAGAAATTCACAGTTTCTTACGGGGCTACCTGTGACGGTTGGGATATCATTCCTGTAGGCGCATAAATAGTAACTAACTTAAAAACACTAATCGTAATATGGAAAATTTATTCTTTGAATTACCCGTAGGATTGAGAATCAACGGTGAGATTCATACAAACGTAGAACTGTTATCGACTAATGGTGTTGCTGAGAAGATATTTTTGAAAAGATTATCTGAAAAACCCTATACTTGGCAGGGAAATGTCGTTTCCGCAGCCGTTAAAAGTATAGGGAATATTCAGATTGGAGCCGAAGTACGCAAGAAATATCTTGAAGAAGGCTCTGTTACTATTCCGAATGCCGTTAGAAAGTTACCCATGTCCGAAATCAATACTCTTATGGTAGAGATTCACAGAAGGGTGTGGGTATCTTTCTTTCCCAAACAGGAAATAATCTGCAAGTATTGCGGTAAACGTCTGCTTGCGGATATTGATTTGGACAAAATTGATTATCTGCCGGAAGTGAAGGAAAGAATGGAAACCATGACCAACTACGAAGAGATTCCAGTCAACTTGAAACGAGGTTTCCGTCCTCCCGTTCTATCGAAGATTACAACAAAGGAAGAGTATGCAGGCATAACCGAGCGTACATATAATCGTTTCATATTCAGACCTCCATTGCTTGAAGATGCCATAAACCACGAGAAATATTTTACTGATAGCATAGGTTTCTGGCGACGTATTGCAATGAGTTGTCTTGAAAGAATCGAATGTGTGGACAAAAAGGGAAAGGTAACTGACGTGCTCCCCTCTGAATTTCATACCTATTACGGACTCAAGATATTTAATGAGTATCTGGATGGGATTGACTTGAGAGCTATCCGGAATGAATTGATGGAATATCTTCCTACTCTGCCATTTGCCTACTATGAGCCTTGCGGTTGCTCGGAAGCCCGTGAGATTCCTATGGTGATGGATGTGAGCAATTTTTTCTCGGAATGACGTTTTCTCCGTCTGATTATCACTTTTGGCATAAAGAGTACCCACAGTTTACCCAATGGGCTATTCAAAAGGGTGCTCTTTTTTTACCTAGAGAAACTGCGGAGGAACAGGATAATCAGTATGATTTAACGTCAAAGGCATATATTCTTATGAAACGTCTGGGTCAGGACTATTCCCGTATAATGTGTATGGATTCTGAGGAAAGGGACAAAATATTCCGTATGGAAATGGAACTTATCAGAAAGGAACAAAAACAAAATGAAGAAAAATAGTTATGGCAATACCTAGAGCAACATCGGGCAACAATTCCCAGTTCACTTATGACTTCGGAATTACCATAGCCCAAAGTACAGTAAATAAATTGGTAAGGCTGACTGGTGCTACGCTTACGCTGGCATCGGCCTTTTATGCTTTAAGGACCAATGCTGAAAAGTACGTTGACACATTACGGGAAAATTCTCTCCGCTTCGGTGGCATCCTCTCCACTATGAAAGCTATGGAGGCTGCTCAGAACAGACTTATAAAAGGACAATCCTTTTTCTCTGTGGACGACCAGTTACGTGGAATGAACTCCCTTATGGCTGTGGGCGTGAAAGTAGGTGAGAACTTCGAGTTCATAAACAAGGCGGCACATGCTACGGGAAAATCCTATGCACAGTTCGCAAATGCCATATCACAGGGAATACAAGGAAACATGCAGGCTCTAGTCGATATGGGGCTAATGACACAAAGGTCAACAAGGTATTTTGAAAAATACCGTGCCAATACCATACAACGGCAACAAGCGGTACTTAATTTCGTGAAACAACATAAGGGATTGCAGGAACTAATCAAAAACGACTTTCTCACAATACAAGACCAAATGAAAAGGTTAAATGCCAACATGAAGGGATTCCTTACGGGTATTGTGGGAAAACCGAATGACCCTAACAGTCTTTACGGGCAAACTGTGGGTGCTCTTAAATCCGTGGCTGATGCTTTCGCACGAAATTACCAAAGTATCGTACAGTACGGAAAAGGTGTGGGCATAGTTCTCGGTTGGGTTGTCCGGCAAATCGGCCATATAATGGTGTGGTTAGGCAGACAGGCTAAACAGGCGGTTAACTTTATTTTCGGTACAAGTGAAACCTTTGTCGAAAGAATGAGGACACTTGTAGTCGTATTGGAGTTTTGGAAACTACGGGTTGTTTCATTTTTCAAAACATACAAGGAGGAAATAAAGACAGTTCTTAAATTGCTTATCGCATATCAGGCTTTGAAGAGTGTGTTTGTCATAAGCAATGCTGCCATTGCTTCCGTAAAGGCTTTCCGTGCCGCACTGATGGCGATTCCGTTATTTGGTGGAAAACGTGGGGTTACTCTTACCTTGGGTAAATACCTTACAACATTTTGGAGCAGATTGAAACTTATCTCCCGTATTGTTACACAGACAGGATTCAAAGCAGCCCTTGACACGTTACTCAGCATAATGAAAATAACCGCCACAGGAAAATTCGTAGGCGGTATAGGACGTTCGCTTCTCTTTGTCGTTTCGATATTGAGAAATCTCCCGGCTATAATAACAGCCGTATGGACTGCCCTAAATGCAACCAATCCCGTAGGCTGGATAATACTGGCTACAACCGCATTTACGGTTCTGTACGCAAAATGTGAGAAATTCAGGAATTTCATAAACCGTATTTTCTCCGGAATAAAGGAATCCATACAGATTGTTTGGAACTCCTTTGTATGGTTGTTTACCCAAGTAAGAATCGGGTGGCAAGGATTGAAAGACGGTTTTATCAATTACGTCATAGACCCTGTTTCCGAAGCGGTGAAAGGTCTTATCCCCAATATAAACGCCATGTGGGATGCATTTAAGAACAACTCTGTTGTAAAGTGGATGAGGGAAAACATCATAAACCCTATCGGTAAGATAAACAAGTTTATCATGCCTATGGTAAAATGGGCGGCAGGAACTCTTAACCCTGCTATCGGTGCGGTGGATTTTTTCAGAAACACTGATTTTCTACGGAACACTAACAGGGATATTGCTGATGCTGCCCGTGATTTGGCAAACAAGCATGGTTTTGGTGACTATACTTGGGGTGGAAATTCTGTAACTCCTACGGATTCAGTACCTACACCTAACCCGATTATTTCAGGAACTCCACCTGTAAGTCAGAACACTACTGAAAACCAGAGTGTAGTATTGGGAAATGGGGCGGTACAGATTATTGTCCAAAAGGGGGAGAATATTGATGAAAGACGCCTTGCACAGGAGATAAGGCGTATTCTTAGTGATATTCAACGTGATAACAGAATAAGAGGAGGTGTATAATGCCGGAAATATTTTCATCTACAATGTTCAGACCGTTCTACTCCCTTTTCCGGAGTGGAACGTCAAATGCTTTTTCGGGTGACTCCGGAAGAAACCACAGAGGTTACACGCTTACACGTGGGATAATAATCAGTTCCGAGGATTTGAAAAAAAGCCTGTGGGAAAAAGGTTATTTCTTCCAGTTTAACCCACAGACCATATCTGACAATAAGACCACCGAATACGAGGTGCGTCCTTATGCCGGATTACCGTACAACGATTATAATTGGAGCAATGGGGGTGAACGGATAGTAAGTTTCCAGTTATTCTTGGATGATACTCCCCAAAGCCATATTGCCACTTTCCGTCCGGATGTTCTTGCCGACCAGATTGACGGAACCAGTACCAACAAGAACGCTTTCCAGTGGACCAGTTCGGGAGCGTATTCCCGTACACGTGCACATGAGAGAGGGGTGCTTGACAAAGTGGAACTGTTACAGTCTTTCCTCTATCCAGCACCAGTGGATAATGAGGAAACCCCCAAATTCGCACAGGGAGGAGTTGTTTCAATGAACCAGTTCAGACCACCGGCTACGCTTGTGTTCGCACTGGGTCCGATATACTTGGAAGGTGTTTTGAAAAGCGCTCCTGTAAATTACACATTGTTCGATTCGGACCTTACGCCCATAAGGGCAACGGTGGATGTGGAAATAGGAGTGTTTGAGTACCAGAGTTTAACCCATATAATGATACCCGAAAAATGATAAGCCCTAATTTTTATAATACTAAGAACCTTGTTTCCCAGTTTTTGGGGGGCAAGGTTTTGCATTATCCCGTAAAGGATAAAAGCATAACTTATGAGTGGTACAACTACGTTATAAAGGCTCACGAAAATCTGTACACGATAGCCGCAAGGATTTTCGGTGACGGTCTTGAATATATGTGGACGTACATTGCGGATAACAACCCACCACGTATGCCCGATGATTGGAAAACGGGTGATATTATCCGGCTTCCCAGAGTGATAATAAGAGATAGTGATATTCTAACAACAAAATACAGCAATGTTCCAACCGATACAACCTCAGTTTAAGATTCGTCTTTACCCACGTGACAGCCGTCCGCAAGGTAATGACAAGTTCTCTTCCAAGGGATTGAGATACAATGCCGATAAATTCGCTTCCTATATGGACATAGAGGAATGTGTCGCATATCCTGTGGTATATGAGGAAACCGCGGATTTGATTAACAAGCTGACCTTTACAGTTGACAAGCACGCGGATGTCCTTATTTACCGTATGTTCCTAGGAATGTGGATTGTCCTTTTCGGTGGTTACTACGATGGTGACGGTAAAGGAGTGCGGAAAGTTTTCTCCGGCACTGTCACACGTATATACCTTGACTGTCCGGATAACGGTAAAATACGTTTCCGGGTAGAATGTATGGGGTACTCGTTTAACCAGATGGGAAAGGACACCTACAATAATTTCACTTATCCCGACCCTAATAGCAAACGTCCTTTTGCCAAAGGAAGAACAACCATAACGTTGGAAAACCTTATACGCGGAATAGTGGAAGAGTGTGGTATGGTAGTGGGCGAAATATCGCTGCCCTCTGCAAAAGCAGGGGAAACATTCACTTCCACACATATTAGGTATCAAAAAAATATCTCCGATTGGAAATTCTTGTTATCTTTGGCAAAGTCCTATGGATGCACAATATGGACGGAGGTTCGTGACGGTACGGAATACTTCTATTTCGTGGATATAAACAGGGCTGCGAATACGATTAATGATGAGATTTCATTTGTATATCCTTTGCAGGGTGACAAATTGAAAGTGGAAAATGTCAACGCTTCCGAAGTACAGAGATTTTCCGACACAAGGTGGAACCGTCCACGTATAATGAGAAGCGTTTCCGTTACCGAGGATATAGACCAAGCCAATGCTGTGGTTCGTTCATCCTATGACGTGGATATGGAAACGGGTGACGTTAAAATGCAGGTAAGTGAAATCGGTGAGGAAAACGGCAGAAAAGTTATCTATATGTATGAATTTGATGAAGCCAAGGTTGAATACATAAACCGTACCAATCCCGAACTGGCTGACAAGATATGTAATTCGGGAATAACCGATATGAAGTGGAGCAGTGGCGTTCCCATTAAACAGGAATCACCCGAATATGCACGTTACTATTACAAGCAGACCAAGATTGTGGATGCGGAAACCGCTGTTTTTGACCGCGCGTTTTTCGGAATAACCGTGGAAGCTACGGTTAATCAGGATTTGGATATACGCTCCCAAAGGTCTTATCCGATACGCGGAATACTACGGTATGACACAACAAACCATACCAGCCGTTATTTTTTAAGAGCCTTGCGCCATGTGTGGGATTCCAATGGAACCAGTACCGAATTAGAATTTATACGATGATTGAATTTTACAGACTTACAGGAAAAAGTGACGGGGATAGAATACAGGTAAAAGCCCGTACAGGTGAGGAAATGTACGCACCCATGATTAATGTGGGTACGTCCACTTCCGTACCTACACAGAAATGGCTGTTGGAGAACAAGGACAATTTCATTGCCCTAGTTTCTTATGAACGGGATTCGTTTTCCCGTCCTCTTATTATAGGATTCTATCCCGTCAAAGGTGCAAAATCTTCCGATTTCGATTTGATGCTCAAGGTTATGAACCTGTTTGATAATCTCCTTGAGCATCTGTTACAGGCAAAGACCAATACGATGATGGGTCCGCAGATGTTCTTCCCGGATACCATACAGAAAATACAGGAAACGAAAGTGAAGCTGGAGGAACTTAAACAAGAACGCTTAGAGATAAACAAATAATGGAAACTGTTGCACTGTTATATGAAGATTACCAGAAGGAACTTGCAGAGGATTTCAAGAACACCTTTTTAAAGCGTGCTTCCGATACCGATTCAAGCAGGTCTAATGATACAGTCATTGACGAAGTTACAGATATGCTGTCAACCAACATAGCCGTATATACGGAAAAACTTCTCCAGCGATGGGGATTCTCTTCCGGCGGTGAAGGTGGTGGCGGTGGTGATGTTACCGTAACTCTTGATGATTTGTTGAAAAAATACCTTTCGGATAACTACGTCACAATAAAGGGCGACCAAGAAGTTTTCGGTGAAAAGGACTTCCGTAAGGGAATACGTATTGCAGGAAGAAGATTATACTGGGATGAAGGTAATGACGCACTTGTAATTGAAGGTGCTGCATATACTACCCGATGGTTGTCCGCTAAAGGAGTGTCACCGGGTGGTGGAGGTACAGGAGGGGCTTCCACGTTGTACCAGCTGGTTGACGTTTTGGCTAATGATACTGAGGACGGTGTGGAAGGTGCTGCTGCCGGAAAGGCACTGGTA